TTTATATAGGATAATTGAATAATGGCACCTCCTGTAGGGATTACAGCATTTAGAGTAAGAATTACAGAACCAGAATTGCTGGATAATTATGCTGATTTTTTACGTGGAGTAAAAAGAGCTGGTAAGCCTGTTGTTGGAGGAAAGAGAAAAAGCAAACTACGCGGCGAAGCAGCTCAACAAGCAATAGAAACCGAACTAGGTAGGTTTGTTAAAGCAACCGTTAGAGGGGGTAACGCTCGTCTTATTCCAGATTTTGAGATTAACGCAGCAGAAATATCTACACCTTTGGCTGCAGCTCTTGGGTTAGAAGACGTAACAGAAATAGAAGCAAAAGCAACTCGCGGGGGAGATAAGGGAGCGACTGTTGGACAAGCCTCTCCTTTTGCTTTTGAAGACGGAAAACCCGTAGGATCACTATCTTTAACAGAAGCAATAAAAACAGCAGCAAGACAAGCTGACCCAGGAATAGATATTGAAGATAGAAGAGGGGTAATAAGAGCCGCTAGAAAAGCTTTAGGAGTTGCTCCTAAATTTTTTGATTTAATTAAGGAAAATGATCCCGATTTATTTATGCGGTTTTATCGTAAAGCAAAACTTCTACAAATCTCTAAGTTTACAAAAAGTAAAAATGGAAATGCTCTTACGTCGGTTGATGTAATAAATATATCATTTCCTTTAAATAAATTTACTGCTCCCCAACCTTTCACTATGGAAATAACCGATCCCGCCGCTCTTGTTTTAAAATTAACCGAATCTTTTGAAAAACAGTTAATTAATAGTTTATTAGATACTGCTCCAGCAATAGCAACAAGTTCAACAGAAGATTTTGTGGATCAACTACAAGCATTACCAGGTAAAGCAAAAGTAAGAGGTACAGCAGCAGGTGTTGAATTTGACATGATAATGGAATACCCATCAGGTGCTAGTATTCCGATGACAACAGGTAGAGTTAGGGGGTCACGTAAGCGTAAAGGTAAAAGACAAAGAGCTATGCAACCCACTATCACTAGTGCGCAACTTACTGCTTCAGTGCAACGATCTTTGTTTGCTCGTATGCCAAAAGGACCTGCAAAAGGACCTCCTTTAAGTGAAGAAATTTTAACTAACAGAACTGGACGATTTGTTAAAAGTGTTTTTACTCAAATTAGAGGAAACTTAATTAGGTATTATTATAATCCTATTTATCAAGTTCACGAAGACACTGGAAGAGCACCTAGTGATACGATAGAGGGCAGTATAAGAAATATAACACAAAGACAGGTCGGGAGACAATTTAACATTCTGAAAGGATTTTGATTACATTTTTATTGGATGTAAAAAAATAAGGATTGCAGATACTAGTAGGGTCTGTTATACTCAATAATAGACTAGGGAAAAAATAAATGGCAAATAGTCGAAGAAGAGAAATCGTAAATTTCCTTGTCACACAACTGAAGTCAATAGACAAACAAGCTTCTGGATTTGATTCAAATTATACATACAATTTCGATCTATCAAATAACGTTTTCAGAAGATTAAAGTTTATAGATGAGGTTAATGATTTTCCGTCTTTATACGTAACTGCGGGAATTGAGACTAGAAATTATAATACCCAAAGTTTTACTACAGCAAATCTTCCTTTAGTTATTCGTTGTTATGTAAAACAAGAAGAGTCTCAAGATGGTCTGGAAAATATAATTGATGATGTGGAACACGTTATATATGGTATAGGATCACAGGCTGATAAAGGAATTTTACAACTCGATATTACCAGTATATCAACAGACGAAGGATTATTAGAGCCTTACGGTATCGGAGAAGTTAATCTAACTGTTATATACGAATTAGAAGAATAATTAAAGGAGCTTAAAAAATGGCTGCATCGCTAAATTTACAAAGAAATACAAAAGTTTTTTACTCCACCGTCGATCTTAACGGTGGGGCTGCGGCTACTGCAATGAGTCCCGCTAATACCTACGAAGTAGAAGTTTTAGCAGGATTTGCTTTTAGTCAGTCTGCAGCGACTCAAGACATTACATCGCTCGAAAGTGGTTTAACACCGGATCGTTCTACACAGAGGTTCAATACAGCTATTAACCCGGTTGATTGGAATTTCCAGTGTTATTTAAAACCCACACGAGCCACTGGAGTAACAGGAGCCGCAACTACCAACCAGCACGAAAGTGGTAACGCATTACCAGTCGCTGACTGGTTCTTATGGCAAGCACTGTTAAGTGCTACGTCCCCCGCTACAGGCACACAATTACAAAGTGCTTGGCAAGGAACTGCCGCAACTACCATTTCAAAATGGGAGAACCGTAATCGTGCTGCTTCTGCAAACGTTGCTGCTTGTAATCCAAACTTTGCTACTGCAACAGAAAACCATCTTTATATGAAAGTCGATAACGTTGTTTATCAGTTGGCTAACGCCGCTGTTAACCAAGTGTCTATTGATGCCGCTATCGATGGAATTGCTACCTCAACTTGGACTGGTTTTGCTACCAACCTTGTAGAGCTTACAGGAGCACCAAGAAACGTTGCTATTAACGTCTTCGGGGGTGTTCTAAACAACGGTACTACTGTTGGTGCCGCATCTTCAATTGATATTTTTAAGACTAACGGTTCTACAGTAAATACCTCTAAGTTCCATCCTTGGAACTCTTACAATGTTGCAAGTACAGCTACTAGCGCAGAGTTTATTAAAAACCGTTTATCTACAATTGATATTGTAGATGGGTCTGGAGGTACAGATCCTGCTAAACACACCTTCCCCGTTACTGGACTAACATTCGATATTAATAATAACATTACATATCTAACGGCGGAAGAGCTAGCTTCTCTTAACCAGCCAATCACTCAGTTTACTGGAGTTCAATCCATCTCTGGTTCGATTAGTGCTTACTTGAGAAGTGGCGGAGATGCTGCTGATAACTCAGCAACCTTCTTACGCAATATTGTTTCTAACACAGCTACTCAAACAGCTCAAGGCGCACAAGCAAACCTTAAGATTGGTGGTGCAACAGCTCCTTACTTTGCTATTGATATGCAAGCGACTCAGTTCAGCTTCCCAACACATACTATTGAAGATGTTATTGGAATTAGTGCTGAATTCTTGGCGCAAGAAACAACAGCACAAAAAGGTGCAGGAGCAAACGTAACTTTTGTTACTCAAGCCGCGTAATAAAATAATTTCTAAAGAGGGGTTAGAAAAAAATTCATGTGGGTGTTCATCGTGTTAACAATGTATCTAGCTTATCCCCTCGGCTGGATTCAAGTTGAAATCGGTGGACACCCTTTTTATTTATGAAAGGAGAGGGGAAAATGAGCAAGATCGCATCCCTAATGGCAACTGAAACAGTTGTCGACGTTGAATTCCCAGATATTGAGGGATTCATAATTAGTTTAGTATATTTAAACAGAGAGGATTTGGTTAAAATTAGAAATCAAAGTCTAACTTTTAAGTTTAATAAAAGAACTCGGCAAAGAGAAGAAGAAATTGATAATGATAAGTTTCTAGCTGCTTATACAGAAAAGGCAATTAAAAACTGGAAAGGGCTTAAAGTTAAACATCTTCCGATGCTTTTACCTGTTGATATTAGTTCAATGGATTCAGAAGAGAATATTGAGTATTCTGTAGAAGAAGCCCGTGATTTGGTAACTAATTCTACTATTTTTGATCAGTTTATTACTGATACAATGAACGAGTTTGAACAATTTTCAATCACTAAAAAGGAAACCGACGAAAAAAACTCACAAACTACCTCCGTAGCCAGTTCCAAAACGGGGGGATGAGCCAAGAGCAGTATCTCTTAATGTGCGAACAAATGGGTTGGGAACCCAATCCAGAAGAGATGCCGCTAGAACCAAAAGATTTATCTTATGAAGCACAAGTTGCTTTAACTTTGTTTCAAGTGCTACCTGATAAGATAGAAGGCATGAATGGAGTTTGGTTAGGAAAAGATTTTGCCGGTCTTGGAGACATTATGGAACTATATGGAATTGAAGGTAATAGAGATGCCTTTAATTTACTTTTGCATATAATAGCAGAAGCTTCTAAATTCTACGAACAACAACGCAAAGTTCAACAAGCGAGAAAAGGTTAATGGCGAAAAAAACCAAAGTACAGATTGCAGTCGAGACTACAGGAAGTAAAAAAGCAGCCAAAGAGATAGAATCTGTTGGCCGCCAACAAACTCGTCTGGGTCAAGCTAGCGCTTCTGCTGGTAGAGAATTCTCTGCTCAAGCATCAGGTTTAGGCGGTCTTGTTTCTGCATATGCGGGAGCGGCTGCTACTATCTTTGCTCTTTCCGCAGCTTTTGACGCCTTAAATAGAGCAGCAAGAGCTGAACAAACTCTTGCCGGAGTTAACGCTTTAGCTGCAGGTATCGGGGAAAGCGGCCCTGAAGTTCTAAGCATGATTCAAAGAATCACTAAAGGACAGTTGTCACTAGTTCAAGCAGCGGAGCTTGCTAACTTAGCTTTGTCCTCTGGTTTTAGCACTGAACAATTAGAAGGTTTTACGGATGTTGCTATGAGAGCTTCTAGAGCATTAGGTAGAGACTTAACAGATTCATTCCAACGCCTTGTTCGAGGTGCTGTTAAGTTAGAGCCAGAACTTTTAGACGAATTAGGTATTTTCACTAGAATTGAGCCTGCTGCAGAAGCTTATGCTGCTTCTGTGGGTAAAGTCGCGAGTCAATTATCGAGATTTGAAAAAAGACAGGCTTTTGCTAACGCAGTTTCAGAAGAGGGTGCAAGAAAGTATGCAGATATTGATATTGAAGCAGATACTGCCGCACAATCTCTTGAAAAATTAGCTGCTACGGTTAGTGATTTGGCAACTAATATCGGTGGGGTAATAGCTAGAGCACTTGCTCCCTTTGCAGAAATATTAACTTCACCTATTGCCGCAATTGGTTTGATGGGCGTTTTAATTAAGACAGTTTTTGGAACAGCTTTGAGAGAAGCTACTCAGCGCCTAACCTCGTTTAACGCCAACCTTAGAACCTCTACAGACAATTTACAAGATAATTTAAGTAGCACTAAACGAATAGGACAGGCTAACTTAGAATTTTCAGAAGGCATGAAAGGGGTAACACTAAACGTAGCCAGAGCGTCTGCCGCAAACGAGGCTGAATTTAAGTCTTTAACCAAAAAAGCTAAAGCTCAGACAATTACAACAGCAGAAACTCGTAGATACAATCAAATAATAGAGCAAGAAATTGCTGCGTTGAATAGAGAAAAAGCAGCCCTAGAAAATAGCGGTAAAGCGACAGCAGCTAAGACGGCTAGAATTGGGGTTCTTGAGAGAAGAGTAAAACAATTTACCATTGCACAAACCGCCGCAAATGCAAGACTAAAAGCGTTCGGTCCAGTAGCAAAAGCCGCAGGGGCTGCTGCTATTGGTTTTGGTAAAGCAGTGGCATCTGCTGGTAAAATTGCATTAAGAGCTTTAGGCATTATTTCAATGATTGTTACTACTTTGTCTATTCTAATTACTGTAGGCGCAACAGTTTTAGACGCTTTTGGTTGGTTAGATATTGTAGTTGAAAAAACCCAAAAAACAGTGCGATTTCTTAAAGAGCTTCTCAGCATTACAAAAGAATTTAATCAAGCGGGACGGGGTATTGAATCTGTCGTGGAGAATATTGATATACCGGACACATTAACAGGTAAAGGAATTAGGCCTGATGGAAGGATAGGTAAAAGAAACCGTAAAAGATCTGCAGATTCTATCAGAGATGCAGTGGAAGAAACCGTAAAAGCTGCTCCAGCAGCAGGGTTTGCTAGCGCTGACGAGTTTGTAAAAGCTTTTGAAAAACAACTAGGTATACGAAGCGACTCAGTAACTGCCCTAGCTAGAAAGTTGTTTAAGAAAATAGGACAAGAATCTCAAGGTACTATGCGTGGTCGTACACTTTTTGCAGAGGCCGGTGGGATGACTTTAAAAGCAGCTGACAAAGTGTTAGAGGCAAGACGAGGAGAGTTACGCGTTACAAACGATATACTTAAAAATGAGAGTTTAAGCTTACAAAAGCTAGGAGCAAGATTTGCTTCAGCAAAAGAATATAATGGATTAACAGAAGAAGATAAAGAAAGACTGGAGAAACGAGATAAAGCTCAATTAAGCATTTTACAATCTCAACAACTTCAAGTTAATTTTCTACAAGCGTTACGCAGTGGCTCCGCTACCATAGAACAGCTTGAACAAAAACGTGGAGCAATATTAGCTAAAATTAAAAACTTATTGAAAGAAGGTGGTGACACAAATAAAGAGACAGCAAAAATCCTTCAAAAAGATTTAGATAATTTAAATGAAAATGCAGAGGTTCAGATTGCAATTTTAAAAACAAGAAAACAAATTCAAGAAACTTTCTCTGCCCAAATTAAAGCCGCCGATCAACTTGGTAAAATGAATATTTTAACCTTAGAGGGTGATAAAGCCTCTTTTAAGATAGCAGTAAGCAAAAAAGAGCAGTCAGCTGCGCAACTAACAAATTTACAACAGCAATTTGCTGCAGGTAAAGAGTTTTTAGATGTTGAAAGAGGACGTAGAGATATAGGCAGAGAACTTACGGATATTGAAAAACAACGAGCTGCTTTAGCTCGTACAGCAGAGTTAGCTATTGTAGGACAATTCCAAGCTATTGTAGAACAAAGTCAAAAACTAAAAGATAATTTAGACAAACAAACTTTGGCATATAAAAATCAAATTACTCTTTTAAAACAACAAAATGCTTTACAGTCAGCAGATCGGTCGCTTAAACTAAGTGAACAAAGACTTAAAACAGAGCAAAAATCTCTTGCGAATAGTGTAAAAACTCTTCAAGTTGAGAGAGCTTTGGCTAAGGCACGAGCGGAAGGAGCTGATTTAGATAGGCAGGGACGCAATAAGAGAGCAACTGATATTGCGGCTGAGTTTGGTGATTTGTTAAGTCCACAAAGACAGAGAGCACTAGAACTTAGAATCGCTAGGAGTGATTTAGAAGCTTTACGGAAGACAGTAGAAGCCCAAAAAGCTACTATAAGAGATAGAGCAGCACTAGAAAAAACTTCTCTCGAAAAACAACAGAAAGAATTACAAGCACAATTAGGTGGAGAAGGGGGTGGCTTAATAGCAAAAAGATTTGCTGCGCAAAGAGCTCTTGATCTAGCAAAAATTAAAGCTGATCAGGAAACCCGAGAATTAACGGCTAACCAGCTTGAAGCACAGGTAAAATTACTTGATAAGCAACTAGACGGTTTCAGAGGACACGTTGAAGGGTTAGCCCGTATTTTGGCAGCTGACAGAATTGAAAGACAGCTTATGATGTCAAAACCAGGCGAGTTTGCGCAAGGGGGTAGAACTGTTGCACAAGAAAGAAAGTTTAGACTTGATCAACAAATGGAAGGCGTTGCAACAGAGATAAATAACATAATAGCGAAGATTGGTGGTCAAGGAGGTGGACTTACTAACCTTCTTAATACTATTAGGACCCGATCAGACGAGATTTTTAAACTACAACAAAAGAATGTTGGGGGTAAAACGGATGCTGCTGAGGCTGACGCACGTCTCAAAGCACAAGAAGCTCTCAATGACATACTTGAGAAAATAAAAAATAACGCAACCATCACAGCCACTGAAATTCAAAAATTAGATAATAAACTCAAAGAAGCTGGAATTAGCACCGCAAACTTAGCGGCTAAATTTGCAGATGCGGATAACGAAATGTTGCAAATTGCTAAAGATGTTGCTTCCTCTTTATCTGGTGGAATTGCTCAAGGACTACGAGATTTAAATGATGCCTTACTAGAGGGCACACTAACAATGGAGAACTTTAAAGAAGGATTTAAAGAAACCTTTATAAATATTGCAAAAGATATTCAAGGAAAAATATTTGAAAGAACTGTAGTCAAACCTGTAGAAAGCTTTATCAATGAAAAAGTGTTAGGAGCTTTTGGTTTTGCTCCAGATAAAAAGATTGAAGATGCTTTGGTTACCTCTACTGGCGGAACAGCCATGCTAGTAACTATGGCTCCGAGCGCTACATCTGTTGATCCTACTGAAATACTTAAAAAGCAATGTGATGCTGCCTCAGTAAAAGTTGATAATTTAGGAACGTCTTCAGACACAGGAGGAAACTTCTTGATGGATATGTTTGGTAAAATTGGAGATGTCTTAGGTGATTTTGGAAGTGCTTTGTTAGAGGCAGGACAAGGAGTATTTGATTTTGTTGGAAGTCTATTCCAAGGGATTAGTGGTCTCGGTGGCGGTGGCGGCGGTGGCTTCTTTGGCAGCATCTTTAAAGGCTTTGGAAGCTTCTTTGGTAATATCTTTGGAGGAGGTGCAAGTGTAGCACCGACAGTAGGTGTTCCTGTTTCTCCTTCTATTCTACCTCCTGTTACAATGTTTGCAGCACGCGGAGGTTTAGTCAAAAGAATGGCAGCAGGTGGGATGTTAAGAGATAGAATTCCTGCTATGTTAGAGCCAGGTGAATTTGTGATTCGTAAACCAATGGCAAAAGCTATTGGAGGGCCAGCGCTAAATGCAATGAACGCTCACGGAGCTATGGGCGGTCCTCAGAATGTAGTGGTTAACATGCATAACGAAGGAACTGCCCAAGAAACCTCAGAACAGCCTAGTGTCCAAGTTAGCCCCGAAACAATCATTGTAGATATTGTCACTAGGGATTTGAAAAACAACGGTCCAATTAGACAAGGAATTAGGAAATCACTATAATGGCTACTTATCCCTCAGACGCAACAATTACAACAACTAGCTTTACCACTGTAGGTACCACTAACTATTCAAACACAGGAACTGTTAGAGAATTTAATCTATCAACCACTGTAGAACATGTTGGTGAGGTAGTTGCGACAGTAGATGGAGTTATTCAAGATACTTCCACATATGTTACCTCTAATAGTGGTAATTCTATCACTTTTGTGACGGCTCCAGACGCAACAGCTCTTGCTCTAAAAGTAATAACTCTTCCCTCTAGGTATAGAACAACTCGTGTTTTTCCTCAAGTTAGGTATGTAGACTATAATAACGCAGCAGCAGATATTCAAACCATAAACTCAAACGCTTACATAATCAATGGAGAAATACAAAACTTTCCTACACCTACACAAACCCAAGTTAATTCTAAAAACGATTTACTAGTAACAGTTTCTGGTGTTGAACAAACGCAAGATGCTTATGTTTTTCCCGCTTCTAACACAGAACCAGAAACTACTACAGGCTCTATTTCACGAAATTTAGGTTCTGGCGGTATTACTATTGGACAATCTGCTGATACTATCTTGTTGTTAAATTTTGGAAAAAACTTCACTGATGAAAGTATCAAAGCTAGAGGAGCTGCTACAGTTTCTGGAGTAACACTAAGTAGTACTAAAAAGTATGGAAACTCTGCGGCTGCTTTTAACGCGGGAACTGACGTTATTAGTTTTACAGACAGTGATGATTTTTCTTACACAGGCTCTTTTAGTATAGAATGTTTCGCGAGGTTTGAAGACGCAAGTGCGGCTAACACTATATTTTCTCATCGCACAGATGATAATAACTTTGTTAAACTAAGTAGAATGGCTAATAATAAAATTCAGTGGACCGTAAAAGAAAGTGGCTCAACAGTTGCAGATTTACAAGGTGGATCTATTAGTGCTGATACATTTGTTCATGTAGCTATTACTCACGACAGAAGTGAAGCACACTCAAGACTTTTTGTTAATGGGACAATGGTTCAAGAAGACAACGCCGTCAACTATTCGATAACTCCTACTGGAACTTTTGATATAGGCAGAATAAACACAACTAGTGCTGCTACTAGAGAAAATTTAAAAGGTTTCATAGACTCTTTTAGGTTTGTAAATGAGACAAGAATTTATGATAGGACTTTTGTGGTGCCTAGAACAGAACTCACTCGTATACATACTCCTTTGCAATCAAATGATACACTAGTAATAAGACATTTTGATAGTACCACTGAAACGTTTGATAGATTTACTTCTATGGCAGATAGAAAACCAGATAAAGGATTTTCAACTTCTACAGAGTTTGATGTAGTCCAGTTCACTTCTCAGGCTGGATATGAAAAACGTAGTTTAAGAAGTCGTCGTTCTAAACGTGATTTTGATATTTCATATACTAACATATCAGGAGTGGAAAAACACGCAATTGAACAATTTTACAGGGCTAGAAATGGCGCATTTGAAACTTTCACTTTTGACTTGACACACATCAATGAAATTGGTAATATACAAGCAAGGTTTGATGGTCCTTTAGGAATTACTCACGTATTTTCTGATGCTTCAAATACTAGTCTACAAAATAATTATTACACAGTGAAGTTTAATTTAAAAGAGGTTTACGACTGATGACTACCCGCACATATGATTTCATCTTGACAGTTACGCAACCAGATGTAATCGCTGTAGGAGATACCATTCTTAGTAATGTAACAGCAACTAGCGGAGAAGTGGTAGGTGTTGATGCTGCTAATGCTAACATCAAAGTTAAAGTAGCTAATGTAAATCAAGAATTTGTAGTTGGAGAAAATGCAAGGTCAGTATTTAACCTAGTAGCTTCAAACGCTATTTCTGTTGCTTACAGTAATAGTTCTTCAACCACTGTAAATGGTAATGCTTTTATAATTAATGGAGCAACAAATACTTTTTCTTTGCCTTCTGAAGCCTTATCTTTGAGCAATGTTACTTTAGATAATTTTGATGTATTTATAAATAATAGAATTATACCTAAACAAAACATTAATTTTCCTAGTGCAACTTTAGGAGATACAGGGTTTGATATTAATCCTATCTCTCCAGTAACTTCTGGAACTACTTTTACAAAAAAAGGGTTAAGAGAGTCTCTCACTAATAACCCACAAAGAGTTGCGACTCTTTTAAGTGATTTAATACTGCCGACTATTGACGCTTCAATAGTAGCAGACGAAACTACCGAATTTGAGTATGAAATTAATTATGATAATTGGATTTCTGCTAACGCTTTTGCTGTGGATGTTAGAGTAGACACTGGAAATAATGAAACTATCCCTTTTACTGCTGCTGCTTTTAGTGAGCAGAAAAATGGTGCTAATTTTGCCATTACCAATATAATAAACTCTAACTATATTAGAGAAAGAAATGCTTTCGTTCAAAATCCTGTTGTTAGATTATATAGTATATATTACCCAGGTGAGTGGTACAAGCCCAATGAAGTAGGCAACCCAACAAATGATGGAGAGGGTAGAAGATGGCCTGACGGATTCCCTCTTAGGTTTGCAGAAGTTAGAGGAGACTTAAATGCTGATGTAACTTATAATGTAGAATTTGGAGGAGTTAACTATACTCCTATGCCTATTAATAGTGGAGGTTTAGAAATAGACTCGTCAGGTAAAATCAATGAAATAAGTATTGACATATCTAACTTTGATGGTTTAATTACTCAAATAGCTGAAAATCCAGATTTAGTAGGTAATAACACTTCTAACGCGTGTTTTGCTGTCGTTAATGGTGAGGTGGTGACGGGCATTGACCCAAGAACGATTCCAACCGGAGCAACTTATGCAGAATCAGAGCATGCAACAGTTTTAGCAGCACAAAGAACAAAAGGTTTAAATTTTAACCAATCAGTTAGAGACTCTTATGGGGTAGATAATGCTTCATTCACTATATCTACTACAGCAGACGTAGGCGGGGAGTGGAAAAGAGAAAAAATGGATTCTCGTGACCTGTTAGGCGCGGTAGTAGAAATTAGATCTACTTTTGCTAACTTTTTAGATTACTGGCCAGAGTATGCTAGGGTAGATGCGGCTTTTGCAAACGTGATCGAAGTTAGTACTGCATTACCTTATAGAGTTGGGGACAACGTAAAAAGTAGAAGTAACAGTTTTATAGCAACTATAGATGCAATAGAAGAAAATAGGTTCATATTTACAAATGCTGCATTAGAAATAACAGTAGGAGACCCGTTATTAATTGAAAATATTGATAGTGATGATGAGGCATATATAGAAGATGTATTTAAGATTGACTCTTTGTCTGGGTTAGACGAAAAAGTTGCCACTTTTTCTTTAACAAGTTGGTTACAATTCTTTAAACTTAGGGTTCCAAAAAGAAAGTATTATAAAAATACTTGTCAGTGGATTTATAAAGGAGAAGAGTGTCAGTATCCTGGCCCTGCAGGAGGCACCATCCCTGGGACTAGTTTAAGCGCAAACTCAAACCCGATTGCTGCGAATAACCAAATCGCAGGAAGTGTTCAAGGAGATGAGTGTGGTAAAAGTTTTGAATCTTGTCAGATTAGAAATAACACTATTCATTTTGGAGGCTTTCCCGGCACTGGTAGAACTATTCCTAAGTAATGACAGATTATATAAAATATTTAGGTATAAAACACAATTATCAAAGTATAAATTGTATTACCTTAATTGAAAAAATTTATAAAGAAGAATTAAAATCTGATGTTTTTAAAAGCTTATGGGCACATTTAAACTTATCAGAAGGTAAACCCATAGAGGGTAGTAGGTGGAAGTTTAAAATAACTTTAGAAAAAATACAAGAGTGGATTGTGGTAAACGCACAAGAGATTAAAATAACAGATATTCAAGAATATGATGTAATAATATTTAAATCTAAAAAAAATAGACCAATTCATTTTGGAATGTATATAGGAGAAAATAAATTTATTCACGTTGAAGAGGACTCTTCATCTATGATTTCGTCCTTAAACCAAACATGGAGAGAACAACTGCACAGTATATATAGACGTAAAGAGGGGTAAAATGTGGTATGAAAAATATAAAGGATTTCCTTATAAACATTTAGGGAATTGTCCAAAAACAGGAATAGATTGTTTAAATTTAATTAGGTTAGTATATAGAGATGAAAAAAATATTACAATTCCTTATTCAACCCAAGATTTTTGTAACATTGTAGATCAAGATTGGTATAATAAAATAGACACTAATCCTTTTTTACAATTTAAAAACTCTAAGCTAGGATGGGAAGAAGTATCATTAGATAAAGTTTTACCTTTTGATGTAGCAATAATGAGTATTGGCTCTACAAATAAAATAAATCATTGCGCTTTATTAGTAGAAAAAAATAAACTTTTACAAACAATGATAAATAGAATTTCTTGGATATCTCCTTATGGAAATTACTATAAACAATACACTTTAGGACTTTTTAGGTGGAAAGGATTATCAGATGACTTTGTTTTCAACATTAATTGACGCCATGGGAAAGCACGCACAAGCTGAGTACCCTAAAGAGTGTTGCGGCATTATTACAAAAGATTTTAAATATGTACCTGCTAAAAACATAAGTCCTTTGCCTAAAGAAACTTTTATTCTTGACCCAGAAATATTATGGGAATATGAAGACAACTGCTGGGGCATATTTCATTCCCATCCAGGAGAAGAAAACCCTATACCTAGTGAAGAGGACAAACAAGGAGCAGTATTTGAAGAATTTAAATTTATTGTAGGATTTAATAATAAATTTTATATCTATTGGTTTGAAAAAAAGATAGACGCAATTAAATTTGACGAATTTAAGGAAGATTATTTAAAGTGAAAATTACGCTAGAATTTCATCGTTCTTTGTTGAAATACACTGATGGAGTAAAAACCCACACAATAACTTGTGATGATTTTTCCTCTTTAGTTTCTGGTATTTCACATTTATTTCCAAATCTTGGAAACTATATTAAAAGAGTACGATCAGCAGAACTTTTAGAAAATTTATGTTTATTAGATAAAAATAAAAAGTTGATTAGATCTGAAGTATATGAATTTAATACTTTTAAAGAAAATCATTCAACATTGTTTATAGTTCCCATGATGGCAGGAGCTGGAGGTAAAAAAGGATCATTTTTACAAATTGCTATCGGCGTTGCACTAATTGCTGCTTCTTTTGCTTTTCCGCAATTAGCTGCCTTTGAACTTATGGGGACAACTCTTGGAAAAATGATGTTATCGACAGGTATAAACATGGTGTTAGGAGGAATAATGGGTCTGATGACAGAAACTCCTAAACCTCCAGAAAAACAAATATCAGATAACCAAGAAAGAATAGACAATAATATGTTTTCTGGTCTTCAGAATACTACCTCAAGTCAAAACAATGTGCCTGTTAATTATGGGGCACCTAGAGTATCTGGACAATTAGTGAGCGGATTTGTAAAAAGCTTAAACCACGGAAAGGGTGATCTTATAAAAGTATCTGAGAGCTTTGGGGCATGATTACTTTAGTTATACATTCTAATCTAAAACCATATTTTAAAGATAAAAGAGAGTTATATATCAGTTGTAATGACTATCATTCTTTATTAAGTTTTATGATAAACTCTTTTCCAGAGTTTAACACGTTATTAAAAAAACTAAAAACTAATTTTAACAGAGACTTCTTTATTTTGGACAAAAATAAAAAAAGAGTTAACTTAGCAGACGTACAAGCTAATAAGAAATTAGAAAAAGATGCTGTTTACTATTTAGTGCCTTCTTTAATCGGTGCTGGAGGAAAAGGTGGTTTTATGCAGATAGCTCTTGGTGTCGCTATTATGGCACTGGCTTTTTACATGGCCCCCGCTGTGGTAGGAGCGATGGGGCCTACAATGGGAATGGGTACAACAGCTTTTACGGTAGGAACAATGGCGGTTACTTATACTAATATAGCAATGTTTGGAGCTTCAATGGCTTTACAAGGAATAATGAGTATAGTACAGAAACCCCCAAATAGAGCACAACCAGGCGGTTCTACTTTTAATGACGATGGATCAAAAACTCAAAATAGTTTGTTTACTGGTTTAAATAATACTATCGAAGTAGGGTTTCCTGTTGGGATGAATTATGGAGCGACTAGAATTGGGGGGCAAATGATAAGTGGATTTGTAAAAAGTTTGAATCATGGTAAAAATGATATAATCAAAGTTTCGGAGAGTTTTGCATAATGAGTGTATATAAAAAATATACCAATGTTAGTGGAGGGTCTGTCCCTATCATATCTGGAAGCAAAGGAGGCTGTTTTCCAGCAGGATCTTTAGTGTCTACTCCCCGTGGAGAAATACCTATTGAAGACATAAAACTTAATGATAAAGTATATTGTTTTGATGATAACGATAAGCGTTGGGTATCTTTTGTAGAAAAGACTTGGGAGCATGTTCCTTCTGAAACAGTAGGTTATATATTAACTATTACTCACGAAAAAGGTAAATTGCGGGTTACAGATAATCATTATTTGTATGATGAAAACAATGAATATAAAGAAGCTAAAGACTGGAAAGTTGGAGAATATTTAACTTCAGAGGACAACGATTTTAGTAAGATTTTATCAATTAAGAGTGAAGATTATTTAAACGAGACAGTATATAATTTAACAGTTAATACTTATCACAACTACATTTGTCAAGGAATTCGCCTGTCTAATAAAGGCGGAGGAGGAAAAGGAGGGGGCGGAGCGCGTGCGGCTGCAACAGAATCTCCAAATACTTTATTTTCTACCGACATTTTGTTTTTAACTGTTGCGTTGGGTGAAGGCCCTATTTATAGAATTAATCCTAATGGTCCCCAAGATATTGAGATTAACGAAGGAGCTATTGATGACTTAATTAATATTGATGGAGACGGAGAAGAGAACAACGAAGTATTTAAAACTTTAACAACTACAGGAACTCTAACTCAAGAGCCTTTAGCTGTGTTTGGTGCTGAGACTATCACTCCTCAAAATTTAAATAACCCTGTAAGTTTAAAAAATGGTAATGTGGAAGGTATTCCAAAAGCGTCAGTTACTTTACAAAATACTAGCGCAAAAGATTGGGACAAGATAAGATTTAACTTTGTTATTCAAGGACTTCAAAAATCTGATGGAAATGGTAACGTTACAGGTTCTAGTGTTTCTATTACTATTCAAGTTTTTGATCGAACAGGTACGACTTTAATCGCTGAATTAGGAGAAGATAGTAGAACAATTAGCGGAAAAACTAACACGAGATTTAAATTTCAAAGAGATATTTTAATTCCAGAAGCTTCTAGATCGCTTGATGGATATAAATTTACGATTGAGAAAACTTCTTCTGATAGTGATTCTAATAGAACGCAAGACAACGTTCAGTTTATTGGATGGGATGAGATAGAGTTTGATGATATGGCATATCCTAGAACTTCTTTAATTGGTTATGCTATCAAATCTTTTAATGAGCATGAAGGTAGAGTTCCTACATTTACCTCTTTAATAAAAGGGCTTTTAGTAAAAGTTCCCTCTAATTATAATCAACCTATTTTATCTAATGGAGAAATAGATTGGAGAGAATTAGAAATTCCCGAAACAGGCACTTCGACTATTGGTGGAGAATCAACACAAATTGGATATACGCAAAAAGGATATCAATTACAAACTACAGTAGAAGGTGTAGCTGAAAAGAAAATTAGTCTCATTAGTGGTAGCGCAGGCACTGGCTATGCCTCAGATGCTACTCCTTCTGTTACTATTTCAGGAGGAGGAGGTAGTGGCGGTGCTGCTACTGCAAATATAGGAACTAACAAAGTCTCTAGTTTTACTTTAACAAATGCGGGTAGTGGGTATACCTCTGCTCCTACGGTAACAGTTGCAGCCCCAGCGGCGGTAACCTTTAATGGAGCTTCCGCAGTTAATGATAGCTCTGATACTATAACAATTACAGGACATCCTTTTGCTACAGGAGATCAAGCAACTTACAGCGCTGGTGGAGGTACTGCTATTTCTGGAACAGGTGTTAGTACTGCGTCTGGAGGGGTGTTCATCATTAGTGTTGATGCTAATACGGTAAAACTAGCAACCAGTTCGGTAAACTCACTCTCAGGAACTGCTATTGATATAACATCAGGATCTGGGTCTAGCCACACACTAACTGGCATGACAGCTACCGCTACGGCTACACTAACTACAGAACAATTTAATGCAAACCCGATAATTTATCAAGGTGTTTGGGACGGCACTTTTGTATACTCTTGGACTCAAAACCCGATTTGGATTGTTTATGATATTTTAACAAACCGAACTTATGGTCTAGGAATAGATGAAGAAAATATAGATAAGTTTATGTTTTATAAAGTTGCACAATATTGTGATGCCTGTGATTTTACTACAGGCGCTTTTATTGGGGTGTCTGGTTTTGCAGACGGAACTTTTAGACATAAACCTAGAGGATTATTTACTACTGTTAGAGAAATACTTGTAGGACTAGATAGAGGTGTTCAAGTAAAAGAACGTAGATTTATGAATGATATTAGTATACAAGAAGATGTTCAAGTGATGGATACTATTAATAAACTCACTTCAACATTTAGAGGACTATTATACTACGCAGGAGGTAAAATTACATTAAATATTGATATACCAGAAGATACTCCTGTTGCTGTTTTTAATGACGCTAATATTAGAAAAGACACTTTAAAATTCTCAGGCACTAAAGAAAGTGATATTATAACAGGAGTAGACGTATCTTATATTGAACCTGCGAATCACTTTAAAAGAGAAGTGGTAAGAATTGATGATCAGGAAGCTTTAAGAGATAGAAATCAGATAGAAAATATTCAAACAGTTGATTTAGCTGGGGTCACTCGTAGAAGTCAGGCATCTAGATATGGACAATATTTAATTGCTTCTTCTAAATATTTAAGAAGACAAGTAGAGTTTCAGTGTGGGGTAGATGCCCTTAATCTAGTCGTCGGAGACATTATAACTGTCGCTACTAAGCAAGGGGGAATTGCTTATGGATTCGGAGGAAAAGTAGCTGCAGATTCTCAAATAACAGGTGGTGGTGTAGCAAATGCTAATATTCTTTTAGAACATTTTACTAGCCCTGCTATTACTGCTAGCACTTTTACTGGTAATACTAATCCTCTCGCAGTGAGAATAATTGGTATGGAATCTGATAGAATTGACTACTATTTAGTAGATAACGTTTCTTTTACTGCGAACGCTACAGGTAATGCAGACTCAGGCATAGACTTAATAGAGATTGAAACTATAGCAAGATATAACTATAGTACAAAAGCTTTTGTGAACGGGAGAGACTTTTTAGCTAATAATGTTCCTAAAAAAGGAGACCTTTGGACTTTTGGAGAAACTGGAGGTGACCCAGATAATTTTTATACCGCTCAGAATGATCGGCTTTTTAAAATTACCACTATATCAAGAGGAACAGAAGAAGACGTGACTATAACGGGAATTGAGTATATTTCTAACGTATATGTTGACTCTGATTCTCTAATTGCTTATGTGCCTGTTAGATATGATGACACCGTGTCTAGTTTGACCCCTCCTCCTTCTCCAGAACTTAATTTATCTTCTAGGCCTAGAGAGTTAGGGGATGGTTCTGTTACAAACGACTTGTTAGTTGATGTATTTACTGATCAAACAGGGTACCCTCTTTTTGTAGAGACTGATTTATCAATCGCTAGACCTGATTTTAATTTTACTCCATACTTAACTTCCAATGCAAATACAGGAGCAACAACCTTTACTGCATCTAATGTTTCTCCCTTAGCTAATGGGGAAGTATCTATCTTGTCAGGTAAAAACGGTTTTAAAACAAACACAGGAGAAATAAAACTACTAGTGGACGCAGTGACAAATCCTGATGTAACAGATACTTCCAATGGAAATGTGCAATTTAGTATTAAATCTTTAAATCTAGCTTTTGATATTAATCAAATGAAACACGTTTTAGAAGTTAATGATGGTGGTGGAGCTGTCGCTAACGTTTTAAAAGGTTTCGATAGAGTTTCTTTTGACTTAAACCAAAAACTTACTACAGGAACAGGATTATTAGGTTTTGTTGATCATGGCACTAGACTCACCCAATATAGTGCTAATATTGTTGCTCATTCGACAACAATGGATGCAGGAACAATAAAAATACAAAATGAACACTCTGGAGAATCAACGCTACTTGATCAACTTCCTACTCCTCCGTTTTTTGTTTCTATTAATCAACTGGTAGATACTAGGTTTATGGATAATAGGTCTTTATATATTTCTGGTAGTAGTTTTACTGAAATACACAGTAATGTCCTTACAGGAAATTTAACATCTAGTTCAAGCTTTATACAACCTTTAGTAAGAGGTGCTCCTTTTAAAGAAGCAGTGAGAGTGTTCATAGATGGAATAGAAAAAACTACAGGAGACTGGAATTTTACTAGCTCGGCCAACGATTCAATAACTGTTCCCGGACTAAGCACCGAAGCTACAATTAGAGTAGAGGCAGAGCATTATACTGTTCCTGCAGTCGAGCCAGGGGATAATTTACAGTTTCATTCTGGAAATGTTTATTCTATAGTTAACGCGTCATATTCTACAGACAGCGCCGATTTTAACGCATCGTTAACAGCTAATAGTATGTATAGGGTAACTTTAGGTTCTAAATTACGTTCTAACACAAGAGGAACTGTAGCTGTTAATATTAGTCCTGATCCTATAGGAACAACTAATAATGTTGTTGGTAGAAGTTTTACTTTTGATTATAACAAAACACTATTCCCAGGTACGTTCTCCCTATCTAATAATGCTATTTATTCTGTGTTAACTCCAACAACTTTTGACGGATTTCAAATTCCTAACGATAGACTAGTAAGAGATATTGATCCCGGACTTTATGTATTAAGAGCGCAAAACGTTAACCAAGCAGGTAGAAGAAGTCCTATTGTGACCGAATCTATTTTAATTAATGAAATACCTATCCAAAGAGTAGAAAATTTACTTATTACAGAGTCTTTATATATTGAACAGTCTGTTGGTGCTGTAACAAGAGTAACAGTAGAATTTGATCATCTTCAAAACCAAAGTGTTACTGACTACGAACTCTCTTATAAGTTAGGAGGTACTGCCGCAGACCTAACCTCTTTTAATACAGTTAAGCTTCCCGCTACTGGGGTGGATACTGACGGTAAAATGAGATTTACTATTAACAATGTTGATCGTGGACTAACCTCTAGTGTTAATAATATAACAGTGCGAGTTACTGCTTTAAATAAATCAATTAAAGGAGTAACCTTTGAAAAAAGCCAACCCATTTTAGGTAAACAAATACCTCCACAAAATATTCAAAACTTTAGTGTTTCTCAATTAGGAGAAAATATTCACTTATTCTGGGCGTATGTTACTAATGCAGACGGCTCGTTGATTGACCCAGATTTAAGAGATATTGTTATTAAAAGAACACAAGGTATAGTGCAACCTGCTGATTTTGCTTCTGCTTTTGTTAATGCACCAGAGTTTATTGTAGTTAGTTCTGGGTCGACCAGGAAAGTGGCTGCTATTGACACGTTTGGAACATTTACTTATTTAGCTAAAACTCGTGATACTAGTGGTAACTTAAGCACAGATGTAGTTGGTGTAACTTTTACCTCAGTAAAATTAGCCGAGTTGTTCTTATTACAGTCTTATAGTGAAGATAATCCAGGAGGTAACGTCATAACAGGAGTGCCTCTAACTAACCGTGCCGAATTTAACTTTCCAAGTTTGGCAAATTCAAATACGGCAGGTATTTCGATAGCTGCACAACCTACTTCGTTAGTTGATAATGCTAACGGTACTGCTGTAGGATTTTCTGTGATAAGTGGTAGTCCTACAGATATTTTAGCTACAGGAAGTCAATCAATATATCAAACACAAGTAAGAGATATAGGCGCTTTAACATCTGTTAGTTTAACTGCTAACATACAAGGCACAGCAACTACCTCTACAGACTGGAATACTCTACACCGAGATATAGCCACAGGAGTTACAGAAGTTAGTAGTGACAACACCATACTGAAAGATACAGGATTAGGCGGTTCTGAGGGAGTAGGCACAGTTCTTGGATTTGGTAACACTGTTGCAGCGATCCATACCGCTGACATCCCAAACCAGACCCTAGTGAGTGGTGGAGCCACCGGAAATGTTTTTGCGATTTGGAATGACGGACAGTATTCAACTACGTTTTCAGACGGAGCAGGAGTTAAATCAATCACCGCGATAACACAAGCAGAGCCAGGTATTATAACTGTATCTGCTGATCACTTTTTAGCAGCAACCACTCCCGCAACAAGAAGTATTATACATGACGTAATAGGTATGACACAATTAAATAGTAGAGAAGTTTATGTAACTAGAAGCACCTCAAATACTACTCTTCAACTATTTAATTATACAGCTAAATCTGGTGTTACTATTTCAGCAGTCACAAAAGCAAACCCTGCAGTTGTAACTGCCTCTGGTCATGGTCTGAGCGATGGAGACAAAATAATTATTCAAGGGGTAGTGGGCATGACTGAACTAAACGGTCTTGTTTTCACTGTCGCTAATAAAACTACAAATACTTTTGAGCTTTCAGGAACAAATAGCAGTTCTTTCACTACTTACTCCTCTGGGGGTGTAGTTCACGAAGCTATTAATACTTCATCAGGACACTCAGCCTACTCTAGTGGAGGGGTTGTAGACTTAGGAGACTATTCTAATGCTAATTCTTACGCTTTAATTGCTAGTGTGATTGCCGCAGATCAAATTAAATTAGGAAAAGTATACCACGCTAACGGGGCATCAACAGGAGCTAATGCATTTGCCAACTTGACAACTGTTGCGAGTTCATATAAACTAGTAGATCTAAATCAGTTTGCTGACTCTTCTTCTGCGGCGACCACATTCTTAGGAGATTCTAGTGCTTTGTCAAGGGTTACAGAAATTAGAACTTCTGAGTCTGACCCGTTTTTTGCTAATGGTAATGTAAATATTAGTACGTTTACTGGAACTTCTGATGATAGATTCACTACTTTTAGTACTGGATCAAGATTAGCTAGATTTTTCCAAATCAGAGAAATTATAACAAACGCAAAACCAACTGAAACTAATTTTACGTTAGACACTTTTGAATATACGGTAGATAAACCAACTCAAGAGTTTAGAACTAGAGTTACTTTTGCAGGAACTAGCGATACTGGAGGAAATACTGCAGTAGACTATTCTTCTGCCGGATTTATTGAACCCCCGTTTATAACTATGACCCCTGTGGGAGCAATAGGAAAAATTGCAACAGTTATAGGCTCAACAAATACAGGAGCAAATATTAATGTCGTTAACTCATCTGATCAAGCACCTTCTACAGGTGTAGTGTTAGATTTTGTGGCACAAGGAATTTAAAGGAGATTAAAAAATGGCTACAGGCACATCAAATACGTTTGTTTTAACGACTGCATCAACAGCGTTATCAACTTCGAGAACTCATATAAATGGAAGTTTGCAATCATTAGCCCAGAACTTCTATTCATCAGTACCCCCTGCGGCATCTAACTTTACGGATGATGGGGCTGCCCAAGTTGCTTTTACAGATTCTAGGACATACGGTCTGTTGTACTATGATGCAGGTAGAAAAGCACTTTACGTTAATAGTGATACCGCAGATAAAAAAGGTGCTGAAGGACCTGGAGGTAACTTTACCAGAGTTGGAATAGGTTCTAGATACGAAGATAATATTATTGGTGCAACAGCAAACATTGGTTCATACCAAATTGGAGAGTTAGTAGCGGTTTTTGGGTCAACAGCTGCGTCATCAACTCCTTCAAATATTAGGCTAATGATAAAAGGAGCAAACTCAGCCTCCAACTTCACGGATGTAGGTATACCTCCAACAAACGGAGTTACTTCAACAATGTTAGTGGACAACGCTGTTACGACAGCAAAAGTAACAGATAGAAATATTAGCAACGTAAAGATTACTGCAGCTTCTATATCAATACATGAATTAGATAATTTTGTGGAAACAGCACTAACACCTACTGGAGTTATTTCTGGATATGGAGGAAGTTCTGCACCTAGTGGTTATTTATTGTGTGATGGGGCAGCTATTGCTCGTACAGGAGTTAATGCTAACCTATTTTCCACTGTGGGAACAGCTTTTGGAACAGGAAATGGAAATAATACGTTTAACGTGCCAGATTTAAGAGATAGGATGTTACTAGGTAAAGGCTCTAATAACAGTACTTTGGGTGCTCAAACACCTCAAATGCCGGGCAGTGCTACTAAACCTTCAGAGTCTACTTCAATTGCTGCACACTCTTTAACTACAGCAACCTTTGCTACTTCAGCAAAAGACTCTTCACAATCAACAGCAGTAACTGCCGTCGCGGATCACGCCGCTATTACGCCTAACATGATATTCCCTACATCTGTAGTGAATTTTATTATAAAACTTTAAGGAGAGAATAATGGAGATTATTAAATTTAATGCCTTTGACATAGAAGGCAAATTAGTGTATGCTAGTTATAGAAAATTTGAACGAGGGGAAAAAGGGGAACAAGTCGAAAGAAGTTTGCCTTTTGATAAATTTATTGAATTAGAACCAAAGTTAGGAGAAATACTAGCTGGTTCTTGTTATTCAGTTTATTTAGAAGAATCTCCCTCTATGAATGTTTATGAAAAGAAATTTTTAGACGATACACCTAATACAGAATTAACAGAAGAAGAGATTACATATTTTAAAGACTTAGCTAAAAGAGCTTGTGTAGACGAAGAATGGGATGATTTATTAAAACCACCCTCCGTGGATGAACAAGTAGAAGACTTTATTAAAGAGTTTTTTGAAGACGGGGAAGATGAAGGTGTCGAACAAAAAGATTACCTAGAAGAATTTTTCAAGGAGTTAGAAGTAGAAGACTCCGATAATTAGGAGAACCTCATATGGTTACAAAAATTAGTAGTACCGTTATCGGAGCTAATGCTTTAGGATCAGCAGGTATTGGCAGTAATGTTATCATAGCTAGGCACCTAGCTAATAATGCTGTTCAGAGTAGGCATCTTGGTGCGGGTGCAAACGCGTCTGTTGTTTCAGAAAACGTAGTAGCGTTACAAGCTAACCTAACAGCAAATATAGACGTAGTACAAGATAACGTAGCTGCTATTCTTGACGCAACCACTGATTTAAATATTGGAAGTGGTCAATACTTTTTTGATAAATCTGCAAGGTCCTTTAGCTTAGATAATACTAACCCTGCGGCTTCTTCTTTAACTTTAGGAACTCCTGCTAACGTTATCATCAACTACGGGATACAAAATAATGGTGGTAACGTCATAATTGGACATGGTGACATTACCACAGCGACCCCACACAGATTAGATGTAAGAGGAACCGCTAATACTGGCGCTCTTTCCGCAACTTCTTTTATAGTCCCTAACGATGGGGATATTGGTTCTACCGGAGCCACTGATGCTATTCAAATTGCATCTGATGGTGTAGTTACATTTAAAGACGATATTAAAATTAAAGATGGAGGCACCATAGGAACTGCTACCGATGCCGCTGCTATTACGATAGCTGCTGCTGGAGCAGTTACTTTTAGTGATAGAAGCGTCCATAGTTCAGGTATTACTGTTGCTGATGGAGGTCAAATTGGTAGTACGACGACAGCCGCTGCTTTAACAATAGCGGGAGGCGGTGCCGTTACCACGTCAGGTGATTTAATTGTAACAGGTGATTTAACAGTTAGTGGTGATACTGTTCAACAAGATGTTACTAATTTACTTGTAGAAGATAGAATTATAATGGTTGCTTCTGGGGCTAACGGAACTCCAAGCTTAGATACAGGAGTTATGTTAGGTCGTGGGAATCAAAATAATGTATTTATTGGTTATGATGAGTCTGTAAATAAAGTAGTATTAGCGCATACTTTAGCACCTCCTAGTAATACAGAGGTTCATGCAACAAGTGCAGCTAATTTAGACGCTCGTGCAATTACCGCGTCAAATGTTACACTTTCACACGATAATAGTGTTATTATTCCAAATGATGGTAATATAGGTAGTGTAGGCGCTCTTGATGCTATACAAATTAATTCTGATGGTATAGTTACTTTTAAAGATGACATTAAAATTAAAGATACAGGCACTATTGGGACAGCTACTACTGCTGCAGCGATAACTCTAGCAGCAGATGGAGGAGCTACTTTTGCAGACGATCTGTCTGTCTCAGGAGCTTCAACAGTAACAGGACGATCAGTAGTAGGAACAGGATTAGGTATAGTAGGTAACACAGCTCCTGAGAACAACTCGTTTAGTATTGGGCAGCCTGCTAATGTTACAATAAGGACACATGCAGCTGGGTTGTCGTCTGGTAATATAATTGTTGGTGACGCTACAGCTACTTCTGGATTTAATTTAGATGTTAGAGGTTCAGCTAATGTTGGGGTGTTCTTTACTCGAGAAATTGACCCTCTAGCTAATGACCACGCAACCTTTGTTAGACTAAACGCAAACTTAAACGTGGTACAAGATAACGTAGCAGCTGCGTCAGGCACTACTCTCTCACCCCAACACAATGTAATTACTACAGTAGCTGGAGCAAATGCTTATGGAATAGGAGCTTCAGTAACTGCTATTGATAGAATAGAAGTTGTGCTAAGTGGTATAAGACAGACTAGGCAGTTTGGAGGATCAGATAATGATTTTGTAATTCCTAGTGCTGGAGTGGTACAGTTTGTAGAACCTGCGGCTAATATTCCTGCAGGACTAAGATTAATGATTAGACGATGGGCGTAATGTGAAAAAAATAAGACAACTGACTACCGAGTTAACATTTAGATGTAATGCAAAATGCCCGGCTTGTCATAGAATAAAACCTCTTAGGGTAAATTTAAATGACCCTAAATATACTATTACATTAGATAATTTCCAAAAACTATTTTATCCCGAATTGCTCAAAAATTTAGAGTGGTTGGTCTTCAATGGTAATTTTGGAGACTCTGTTATGAATAAACAGTTTAGAGAAATTATAAGTTATGTTAAACAACATGACACGAAATTGTTAATACATACTAATGGAGGAATTCATGATCACGATTATTGGACAGACGTAGGTAATATTTTAGATAAACTAGATATAATAAATTTTGATTTAGATGGGTTAGAAGACACTCACTCTAGATATAGAATTAATACCGACTTTAATACAGTTATTAGTAATGCTAAATCTGTTATTAATACTAATAGGGCAAGCGTGCATTGGAAATATATTGTATTTGATTATAACCAACATCAAGTAGAAAAAGCTAAACAACTAGCGATAGATTATGGTTTTTCTACTTTTAGCACGGTTACTACAAATAGAGATTTTCATCCTCCAAAAGATGGAATTTATAGACATGTTAAAAGAAAAAAAGACTTATCAAAAATTCCTAAAAAGATTATTTGTTCTTGGGACGATTGGGGAAAGTGGTATATTTCTCCAGAAGGATTAGTCTTCAGATGTTGTTGGACAGGTGGACACTATTACGATAAAGATAATTCTAGATTTTACTATATGAAAGATCACGAACAACTGTTTAACGGTTTAGAAGTTCCAATAGAAAAGATTTTAAGTTATGATTATTGGAATAAATTGCAACAATTCCTACAAGGATATGATAGGAGTTTTAGTTTATGTAAGTCGCAATGTGGAAAAATAGTTAGTAGTAGAGAAAAAACTGAAGAAGACTTAAAGACAGGAGAAATTACTCTTTTTAACGCGTCAAATCAAATCGATAATTAAAAAAATAGGTTTAGCCCTGCTAATCAGGTAGCTAATTAAAATAAGATTGGCTATTTAAAAATCTTTACTCTATAATGATATTATATTGTAGAATAAATAGGGAGTGTCATATGGAATATCAAGGTATTGAAATAGGAGACTGGGTATACGACGGTCCAAAAAGTTTCGTTATGAAACTTATGGATGCTTTTGGTACGCCTAAATACATTGAAAAAAATCCAACAACTAACGAGGCTTATTCAGTCGTATTTAAAAATATTGACGGATTTGATTTTGTTCGTATTGTAGATTCAAACACAAATAAATTACATCCTTATCCTGCAAAAATTTATGTAGAAGGCGGTTTGTATTTTAAAGTTCCTCACGAAATGGTTGGTGCTTTAAAAGATGCTTCTCCTACGATTATGATTGATGAGTTAAATGGTTGGGTTATAGGTAAATGCGCAAGTTTATCAATAGCTGCTGCAACATTACAATTTGTAATTGATGCAGTTAATGGAAATACTCCTCCTACTAGAGAAGAATATGATAGAAGATTAAAAAGAATTATAGATGACGGAGTTTTAGATCCTAAAATTAGCTGGTGGGAAGATAATCTAAAAGAAATGGGTGATGAAATGAAAACTTTTAAAGACGAAAACTTGACAGTAACAAAAGACGGACACACTGATGTTGCTTCTGCGAGTAGAGCTTGTAGACAAATCACAGAAAACGTAGCGGATATATACAATGCTTTGCCCGCCGATGGGGAAGCATCATTGCCTAGTTGGTGGACTAATAAACTAGCAGTTAGTAATGCTTATTTGGATTCTTTAAGAGATTATTTAGTACATAGTAGTGAAAGAGAAGAATCTTTAGCTATTAAAGAATGTACAGTGGAGATTAAATTAGACGATGCCCCTACAAAAAGGTAAAAGTAAGAAAGTAATTTCTGCAAACATAAAAGAATTAACTAAAAAGAAGGGTGTAGGTAAATCTAGAAAAAAAGCTATTTCTACACTTGCAAAAAGGCGTGGAATCTCTCCGGCTAAGGCTCAGAGATTACAAGCCGTCGCGATCGCTCTAGGGAAATCCCGAAGATCGAGGAAACGTAAATAAATTTTAAAAGGAGAATAGACTAATGGCAAATAAAGCTATTCATAAGGTAAGCCCTGAGCTAACAGATAATGCTCAGTTTAAAAGCGTTGAAGAGATTCCCACAACAATTTTGGGTGCGGGAGATACTATCTTAGTTTATCCTGGCTCTTATGCTGACCCACGCACATCTAATGTTGCAGATGTATCAATTGTCGGTGTTGGTGATAGAGATGATGTTGTCTTCGCTGGATTTTCAGTCCCTGATGCGACATCTCAAGGAGCAAATGTTGTTATTAAAAACGTAACAATTAATGCTGCTGGACTAATTGTTGGTAATACAGAAGTTACAGTTAAGGTATTTGATTCCGTAATTAACGGAACGGATGGACCTGCTAGAAGCGCTGCTCTTGCTATCGCAAACGGAGCAGTCACCGCTGGAGTTACCGACTCTAATACTGCAGGTGCTGCTGGCGTAAACATGAACGCCGCAATTACTCTTGATCACTGTGAACTAGGAACTACTGTAGGACCGGGATACGGTGTTGTTCAACACTGTTCTGGCGCTGTAACGATGAGATATTGCACAATTGCTAGTGATACCGGTGCTCTTTCCAATGGTAACATGACTCTTGAACATTGCACATTCACAGGAGCTAATAGTTATGTTACTTCAATTGCTGCTGGCCTCGCACCAACAATTACGGTTCGTGGATCTCATGCTGCTGCCGCTAACGCAGGTAATCACACGGAGACAGTTGTAGCTGCAATTTCGTAATAGGACTTAGTGGGGTGATTATATTTGAAAGAGAGCTTGTATTAGTTCAAGTTCTTTACTGGCTTCCAGACTATAATAACATATTGCAAGAATTCGTCTGGCAGACTTCTGATATTTCACCCCATTTTTCCAGAGTTCATAAGTTTTTAAACTTCTGGCATGATAATATTGATGCTATAATACAAGAAGTTAATATTGCAAATACGAGCGGAAACTCGTATAATATTTCAAAAGGAGAAATTTACAATGGCTAGAAAAGTAATTGGATTTGACGTTACTGGCACACCTGAGAACTACAAAAACGCAGGGTCTGTTGATAAGGCAGCGATGGGTGGTTCCTCTTCAAAAGGTAATTATAACCAGCCAGGTGCCGTCGGTAAAAATGCCATGATGAAAGCTGCTAAAGGATATATTGATGCCGATGGCTCAATGGGTGAAAACTCTCCCTCTGCAGAAAATGGCGGCGCCCCTGTTAAGGGACGCGGATATAGCAAATAAGGAGATCTAATATGGTTGCTAAACCTGGAGGTCTTGGTAATAATGAGATTGTTCAAATCGGCAGTAACCGGTATGGAGACATTGCGCCAGACGTTAAAAGAGTTGAGAAAGTTAAGGCTAGATATTTAGCTGGGGACAGCATTTTGTCTAAGCTCAAAGCTGTTTATAATGGTGAAGGTGTTAGAGTAGGTGAAACCCCTAGAAGAACTCTTGACTATGGAGCACCCTCTAAAGATAAAAATCCTTAAATGGCATATCTTACACCATCTTTTTTAAGAGAATCTCGTCATGCAAAAGTAACCAAAAAAGGAAGATATTTGCGTGATGGAGGATATAAAAAGAGAAAAACTAGATCACCAAAAGTAAAAGTATTTAAAAAAGGAAGATTTATTCCTAAAGAATATTCATTCTAAAACAAAAGCCCTCAATCTTCTTGAGGGCTTTTTTCTATCATATTGATTAACCATTTATTGTGAGGTTCACAAACATATACGTCTGCCTTACTGGTTTTTAAAACTTTGTTATATATTTCAGCCCTAGTTTCTATATCTACACTTAAAAATACTAAGTCTTCGTGTTCTAGTTTAGAGTAATCAAAATCGTTCCCATCCATATGTAATATAGTAATTTTGTTTTCAACATTAGCGGCTTTAATTAAAAGATTTCCAATTTTTACACATCTTTCATCATAGTCTAGTCCAATAAGATTAATATAAGGGTATTGTTTGTGTATATCAAATAAACTATAAGGATATAGACCCGATCCTACAAGTATTAAAGTTTTACATTCTTTAAATTTATATCTTTTCTTTTTTGTTTTTAGAGTTCTTGCTATCCAAGCATCTTTTTCGCACAATTCAAACCCAAGGCTAAAGTCATTTTGTTCTTTAAAGTACTGTATCCAAGTCCACTCATTATTTTCAATACCTTTTTGCCAATTAATTTTTTCGTCTTTTAATTTTTTAATTGTATTCGAGGAGAATTTTAGCTGTTTTTCTTGTGCCATCTAAATCAAACTCACAATTCTTTGGAAACTCATCATACTCATTTAGTATCTCTCTTATGTATTTAGAAATATTTTTTAAGTCTCTTACAGAACACACCTTAAACAGATCATAAGGTTTCATAACATAACTACGAACAAACTGTTCGACCTTACCTCCATCTTCTCTTGGAATGATAATACTAGGAGTTCTACTAGAGAGTATCTCCATTGTACTGTTGTAACCCCCATAAGTAATAAACATAGTAGAAGACTCTATCAATCTAGATAAATTAGGAATGTAATCTACGGCTAATATATTACTTTTTTTGCGAATCCCTATTTTATCTTTCAGCTTTTTATTAGCCATAAGGACTATAAAATCTAATTCTGGAAATTCTTTTGCAGCTCTTAGTATATTAGAAAATATTGATAAGCTTTCTTCTTTATTAAGACCTACACTCACATAAACTTTATTATTTAACCTTTTGTGTTTTTCTTGTTTGGGATCGGTAACGTAGCCTGTATATTCTATTTTTGACTCAATTTCTTTGTACAATAACGCTGGGTCATAAAAAGACAGAGAGTCTGGTAATAACGGCAATATTTTTGGGTCGCCGTGAATCAATATTTTATCTAAGTATTGATTAACTACTAGATTTTGTGTTTTTGCTACCCAGTCTTTTAATCCTTGCTCATGTGGCTCATCCCAAGGAAAATCCCTAATACTACATATAATTTTTATTCCTTTTGCTTTCGCTGCTTCAAAAAAAGAAAATAATTCAAATGCCCACTGATGTCTACAAAAAGGAAACCCTTCTGATACTATAACACTAATATTATTATCGTTTAAAAAATTCTTCCATCTCGCTATTCTTTTTATCACTAAAGGTTCTTTCATTAAAGCTTTAAAAATATTTGGCTCTGAATGGTCGTAGTCTTCTTCTTTAACTAGTGTGTATTCTTTTTTAATTCCCTTAATTTCTAGAGGAGGCTTAAATAAATGATTAACAATACAACAATCAGTAAATTTAGCTGTTTCTTCTGCAATATGTTTTATTCTCATACTATGGCCTAGCCCGCTATAATATTGCGTCAGAAACAAAATCATTCGCTGACAAATTCCTTAATCATTGGAAAAATAGGTTCAATAGCCTGAGCACACGCACGAGCTACTTCCATATGTTCTTTTTGCGTACCGTGCCCACTACGTAGCTCAACGTAATGCACCCACGATCTAAGAGTACCATTCATATAAATTCTACTTTCTATGTTACCCTCTGGAAGCACCGCTCTAGCTTGTTCTTTAGCAATCCCATTTTCGATAGCCCAACGATATACTTTTTGCGCACGCTCAATTACAGTAAGCTGTTTATGGTGCCAAGTTTCTTTTATTCCAGTATCGTCAGTTTCTACACTATTTTGTCTATTTTTAGTATCTTGAAGTCTTGCTTCTCTTGTTGTAAAGTCTAAATCTTTAGTGGGATCAGCATACCTTTGGCTAAACTCTTGAAAAGAGAATGAGCGATGTCTTAAAATTTGTCTTGCAATATCCCTAGTAGTTTCAATTTCTAAACAAACACTAGCCATCTCTAAAGGAGACCAATGTCCGTGTTTAATTAAATAACGAATTAGCTTTTCACTTGTTTCGTTATTCATTTGGTTATCGGGGTTAGATACTCTTGCACAATATGCTACAACATCTTGTACAGTGTCTAACCCAATAAATGCTTGTTCTGGTGTTTGTGAATATGATATTAATCTTACGTTCATAATCTTAGCCAAGTCCTTAATCTCTTATTTAAATCTCTTAGTTCTTTAGTCATATATATTATAGCAAATAACATTGCATTACCAAGTAATACAAAAAATAGTTGTGATAAAGTAAAACTATCAATAAAAAACAAATAAATTTCTATCAATATAAATTCTATATTTATTTTAAGTAACCAAAATATAGGATCTTTTAGTTTATCTAGTACCACTACTACCAAATCCCCCTCTATTAATAATTAATTCTTCTGTATCATTTTCACTAAGAGACACAGTTTCTCTTTTTGGTTTTTTTACTAAACCTCGTTTTTTTACTTTTTCTTCTTGTACCCACGGGTGCGCATTAGATAGTATCACTGTCTGTTCTATAGCATCTACATATTCAAAAGATACTTGGGGCACTGGTCTAAAACATGCTTGTGCTATTCTGTCTCCTGGAGATATAGTAAAAGTCCTGTTTCCCGAATTATAAAGTATAATTTTTACTTCATTTCTGTAAGCAAAATCAACTGTTCCGGGACTGTTAACTATCATTATACCATTTTTATGAGCTAATCCGCTTCTAGGTCTAATTTGTATTTCCCAAAAAGGATTATCTATTTGAAAGTATAATCCTGTTCCTACAGTATCTCTACAATTAGGTTCTAATACTATTTCTTCTAGTTCACAAGCTCTTAAATCATACCCAGCATCAAAAGGATACTGTTGTTGTAGATTCCAAGTAATACCTAATTTTTCTTCTAATTCTTTAGCGAGTTCACTTTTTTCTATTTTTACACTAAGATGTTGAGACACCTTGCAACTCCTCCCAAGCTTCTTGACCGTGTTTACCTGCTGTTATTGCTAGTTCGTTATGTTTTTTTAAGGTGATAAGTTTTTCGTTTCGTAACAAAATTTCTTTACTCTCGTTTAAGTTTTTTAAGAATTTTGATTTTGCAGGTTTGATAGGTAGAGAATCTAGTAAGTTATCAAGAGTTTTATATTCTCTTGCCAGTGTTTGAGCACGTTTAGGGCCAATACCTTCTACTCCCATAATATTATCACTCTTATCCCCTTCAATTATTCTTGATAACATGTATTCTTCTGGTGTGACTTGATAATCCTCAATGAGAGTGTCTATAGTTATTTCTTTTCTAGAAAACATGTTAAATATAGACACTTCGTTATTAATTAATTGAAACAAATCTCTATCACTTGAAATTACCCATGTGTGTTCATAAGAAGGAGAAATATTATTACACAAATACGCAATAATATCATCAGCTTCTATACCTCTAAATTTGTAATTTTCAAAAGGGATTAGGTCAGGTATGACGTTTAAACAAGAGAAAAATTTATCAAATTTTTCTACGGTTTCTGGGTCTGTTGGTTTTTTTCTATTTGCTTTGTAGGTAGTAAGAAGGTCGTTTCTGTAATAACTTCTTCCAAAATCAAAACAAACTATCGTTCTTTGAGCTTGATAGCTCTTAGATAAGCTTTCAACGGTTCTTATAAAATCCTCTGTAAAGTTATCTACGTTTTTTCTTTGTAGCCATCTAAATGCTAAATTGTTAGCATCTACTAGTAATAAATTAGTGGCTGCAGCAGAGGCGTTTTCTACCTCTACTAAATCATTCCACGCTTTAGTATTCATAATATTTCCTTTCTGTATTTATATATTATAGCAATATATAAACATAGAGTCAAATAATATTATTCTTATGTTGCTTTTCTACTCAAATCTAAAGTCACGCAGTGGAAACCGCCACTGATAATTCTGTCATGTCTTAGCTCTAGAGGAATAGCTTCAATTTTATGTTTCTTAAGTTTTTGTATTAACTGTTTTTGTTTTCTATCTACTATTGCTAAATTTGGATTCACACTCAAAAGATTTAATCCAATCCATGCACTTGCTCCCCAAGGAAGCTCTGTTTTATTGCTAGCACTATAACATTCATCTATCCATATCTTGTCCCATGATTTAAATAACTTCGGTTCATTTTCTTGAGTTACTCGACTAGCATTATATAAAACTAACCCTTCTCTCAAAGGGATAATTGTACTATCTAGGTGTGCATATGAATATAAATTATGTAAAATATGTACTTTTTTGTCCATAAGAATATCTTGTAACCATTGACCCCCTAACTCGTTTCCTGTATTACTTACTTGATAAAGAATATCATTGTTTATTCTCATACAGTTAGCAGCTTCAAACATGGGTTCTTTATTTAAAAGAGTTGGTTTTCTATCTATATCATCAGTTTGATAATTTTCTTCTTTATAACTTGGGGTTGGAGCTTTAACCCATTTATAACCGTCTTTCCATTTTTTAGTAAAAATATCTTTATATGCTTGAGTTTCATTTTTTCTATCAATTAACGGAGATGGGGTTTCTATTATAGTATTCCCAACAATTAAAGTTAAGTCTCTAGGACAATGATAATGGTATTCTGGTTTTTTAGTCGGGTCTGGTCTATGAACTTTTACTCCTAAACTTTTTAAAGTATTACTTAGTGTATCTAAGTCTTCTTCTTGTTCTTCTACTAACCAAGCCGGAAAAAGACCTGAAGATGTTAATATTTCTTTTTCAGTATACGTTGGATACATACAACTCATTAAACTTTTATTAGGTTTAGGTATTTTACTTCCTATTGCTGATCCTACTATAACTTCTTCTAATTGATCCCATTCATTATTGCAAGTCATTGTATATCTACTCTGCAAATTGTTAACATATATATTTGTCCCTAATTAATTCTGAGATACATACCCTATTAGTTTCGTTTCCTCTGTTATATTCTGCCCACTCATCTCCGCCTATACCAAATAGTACACAATCTGTAGGTTCTAGGTTATTTTCTCTGCAAACTTTATAATGTGCTTTACCATACTTATCCCAGTTATAATCTGGAGAAAATTTATTCATATACTCTATTCCTATTCCCAAACTCATACTATTTACCATGTTTACAGAATTTAAGATATCAATTGAATCATCTGTGTCTTCTTTTTCAAACCTAATACCAAGACGCAAATTTTCAGCACCATAAAATGCTTTTGATAAAGAAAAAGTTATCATATCAATACATTTATGAGATAGATCAACATTAATATTTTTTGTGCAAGGGAGATAAGCGAAATCTAAAAGAACAGGAAGGTTCATAGCGTCACAGGTAGTAAGGATACCAGGTAAAGTTGGGTGTTGTTTTCCGTAATCACTGAAAGGTACAGACATTATTATGGCATCATTCTCTGTAATTTCAGTATCGTTTAAATAGCCCCAGTTTATATTTTTTTTAAAGCACGCGCTATGATACATAAACTCACCCCTAAAGAATAAAAATCTTTTATTTCTATGTCTCCAGTGAAAGGTATCAAAAGAGTGTGCAGTACCGTTACAGGTTTTTACGTTTTTAAATAAGTGTAAATTTTTTAAGTTATTATTTTTACTGGCAACAATCCATTTTTTGAATGTTTCGATAAATTTTTCTTTTATATTTTTATCATAAAGGTTATCTACTATATCAAAAGTGTATAACCATTCTATTATTTCTAAATCTGGTATCGCTTTTGCCCCTCTTAAATCCATTAGTAAAATCCTGAAACTTGTAGAGTAACCTTATTACGCAGTCCTGCGTTTGAAGATAAGTGTAATACTTGATTATTAAATACATACCCTGTATTCTTTTTCCAATGAGTAATAACTTCGTCGTCAAATTGTAAAAATTGCCCATTTTCCCAATCAGTTAAAAACATGTTAGCCCTAACTTTTTCTTCTTTTCTGTTTGGAAATTTTTTAGTAATTTGATAAAACATATCTCTGTGCCACGGAATTATGTTACCCGGTTTTTGTAAAATTGCTGATACAGTTGCCACTTCCATATTTAATTGTTCTTCGAGTTCTTTAAAATCCACATCATCTTTTGTAAAAAACTTTTGATAAATAGTGGTGTTTTCTAAACACAAAGTATCAGGAAAACCTTCATCGTGTAAATCCGCTTGTTCTGATTTTTGGTGCTGTATACACGAACAACGATAGTTTTCCCAATCTACTGATAAATAAGGAGCAGTGTCAATATTAATTTTTTTAAAGTCAAATATTTTCATTTGTTAATCCTAATAAATAATTTTCCACGCTTTTTATTCTGGTTTCAAAGTGTTTATGGTTATGCTCTAATATGTGTTTAATCTTACTATTAAACTCTTGTAGCTCATCTAAACTTTTATTACACAGTTTTTCTACTTCTATCATTACTTTTATAAATCTTTTGTCAAGATCGTCTTCAGCATCATAACTTTCGTCAATAAAGGGATGAAACGTTTTATAGCCCATTTTTTGTAGACCTTTTAGTGTATTTAATTGTCCCATCACTATAAAAGGTTTTTTCCACCACATGGGTCGTAAAGATTTTTCCGTAATATATAATTTTCCTACAAAAAAAGACTTATAGTACGCTTCTAAAACCAAAGAAAAATAAGAATTGTTTTCTATTGATTCATTAAATATTTTTGTTTCTTTTACTCTATTGTCTAATAACTTACGAAACACAGAGGGTATAGGCTTGTCTGTAACATAACTAATTTTTTCAACAGATTGGTGGGAATAGTCTGCATATTTTAATAAATTTCTTTTTTCTAAAGCGTTTATTGTAGCTTGTCTAAAATCATAATTTGAATTTGCACTATTATTAAGAATACAAAATTTTTTCTCTTTTGGTAAATTATTAATTTTGTAACCAGAAAGTATAGAAAGGCAGGAGGTTTCGTGATTAGTTCCTACTACTATTTTTACTTCTTTATCCTCCCAAAAAGGGTTGTTTACTAAAAATATTAATTTTTCTTTTGGAACTCCATTACTTATGAGTATGTTTTTAATATTAGAAAAAGATCCCTCAGTTATAGGTTCCCAGCCTAAACAAATAAGAACATGACTTATTTTTTCAGAATCTTCATAATGAAAAAAAGGTTTTCTCGGGCCAAACCCTGTACTAGCAAAGTAACAAAAGTAATCAGCTGCCTCATTACTATAAAATTGTATTGGGTATATCGCTCTGTCATTAGGAGTAAGACTTTCTTTTTTTACAAATTCTACTCGGTTTTCTTTCCACATTTTCATTAATGCGGAAGGGATTGTAAAAAATCCATGTTCTCTCTCATTAAAATGACTAATTTTATACCAGTTATTAAAATAAATAGAATCGTTTAAGTTAGGTAAAGGACCTTTATCATCAAAATTATCAAAGACTACTTTTAATTTCTTTAATCCAGTCACTTAATATTCCCATTTTAAATTTACAATCAAAAACATTACACTCTATGTAATGTTCTATTTCTACTTCGTCGTCCCAACATACATAATCTTTAGACCTGTTCCATCTATAGATAACTAAAGGTTTCTTTTTCATAACTTCTGCTTCTCTTTGGGCTTGTCGCCAAAAGTTTAACAAATCAGAAGATGTCGCTGTAAGTAATCCATTCCAATTAACTTCTTTGTAGTGTTTACATTCAATACAATAAGGCCACGCAGCAGTATCGTGAGGAGTCCAAAGGTCTCCCTTAAGGTACTCTAACGATCCGCTGAGTGGCATACGTTTAAATTCTATACCTAATTCTTTAGTTAAGTAATCTCTTATTTTAGCTTCATACGCAGAACCTTTAATTTTACTTTTGCTTGACAAATAATTTCTTCTTTCTTATATAACTCCCTGCTCTTTGAGCTGGTCTTTAGCTAATATGTAAGCTTTTACAATATCACTTCTTACAATATCATCACTAGAGAATTCTATTTTAGCAAATTGTGGCAAATGGTTCAAGATTTTTATGAATTTTTTTAGCCCTTGCTTTTCGGTATCTCTTACAAAGTCTGTTTGATAAAAATCACCACAAAATAAAATTTTACAGTCTCTACCTATTCTAGTAATAACGGAGTCTAATTCATGGAAGTTAAGGTTTTGGCACTCATCAATAATAATTATTGAGTTGTCAAAAGTTACCCCTCTAATAAAAGAGGTGGGTAAAAATTCGACGGCTCCTTGAGTTTTTAATTTGTCATAAGCGTCTTTACAATCAAAAAGTTCTGCTGAAATTGACATATAAGGATCTTCATAGACTTCTATTTTTTCTGTTTTGTCGCCTGGTAAATATCCTATATCTCTAGTAGGCACTACACTTCTTATAATATAAAGTTTGTTATAGTGCCTGTTAGACTTTTCTAATATTTCTTCTAAAGCAAGATACATGGAAATAAATGTTTTCCCAGTTCCCGCACTTCCATGTAGTATTAAGCTTTTATTTTCTTTTTTATATGCTTCAAAAGCAAATTTCTGACTTGTTGTCAGCGGAGTTACTGTTATTAAATCGTCTAATTTAAGCCAGCGTGTTCCATTACTACCATTTTTACTCACTTTTATGTGATTCTCCTTTAAGCCGCTTTTGCGTAGGCATCATCCCAAGAACCTGTAAGTCCTGCTACTTCATATTCAGTTACTCTGTTTTCAAAGAAATTAGTATGATCAGCACCGTTTAGAATCCATTCTAACCACGGTAAGGGATTCTCTTTAACTTTAAAATTAGGTTTTAATCCTAGTTGTAGTAGACGCCTGTCTGTAATATATCTAATATATTTTTTCACCTCACTAGAATCTAATCCTTCTATTTCTCCCATAGCATAGGCTAAATCAATAAACTTATCTTCTAGGTCTACTGCAACCCTTGACATTTCATAAATTTCACTCTTAAATTTATCTCCAACTATTCTGGGGTGTTCAATACAATATTGTCTAAATACTTTAGACACGCCTTCTACGTGTATAGATTCGTCTCGTATTGACCACTCTACAACCTTGCCCATACCTTTCATCTTTCCGGTTCTTTGAAAGTTAAGTAACATGACAAAAGAGGCAAATAAAGCAACACCCTCATTAAAAACAGATTTTGCTAATGCTAGTCCTAGTCCTCTTTGTGACCCTATGTGAGAATCCATCATAAAATCTATTTTATCTGCCATTTCAGTATATTCAAGAAAAGCATGATATTCAGAATCAGGTAGCCCAAGAGTTTCATTTAATAGAGCATAAGCTCTTTGATGTATTCCCTCTCTTGAGGCAAAAGATCCAAACATATTTCTAACTTCATTATTCTTAAATTTAGGAATAAACTGATCATAATAGTTTTGTCCTACTGCAACATCTGATTGTGTGAATAGTCTAAGGATATTAGTTATATATTCTTTTTCTATTTCAGTGACTTTACCGTTTTTCCAATCAGTAACATCTTCTGATAAATCTAATTCGTCCTCAATCCAATGAACTTTTTCATGTCTAGTGGTAATCTCTACAGCCCACGGGTATTGAAAAGGTTTATATGTTTTTGAGAACTGCATTAAACCTCCAGCTCTTTTTAGTAAAATGTTGTCTGATATTTTCATTAACTGGTCATACCCACCAATTCTCTCGTCATCCACAAATATTTGTGGCACTGAGTTTATTCTTTTTTGTTTAGCATTATTCTTACCAAGAGTTTCTTCTAAGTCATTAAGACTTTGATAGAACGCCAATCTTTCTTCTTCTTTGTCCATAAGTTGTTCCTCATAGTCGAAACCATGCTCATTTAACCAATTTTTCGCCATTAAACAAAACGGACAGTCTGATTTACTTACAATTCTAATATTCATTTTTTTCATCCTTCACAAGCAACACAAGAATCATCTTCTGTTGCTACATAATCTTGTAGTTGGTCTCTTTCAATTTTTTTAGAAACATTTTCCGCTCTTTGGGTAGTTTCTGTTCTCAAATAGTATAATCCTTTACACCCGTTTTTCCAAGCGTTATAATGTACTTTATGTACATAAGCTTTAGATGCTCCTGCTGGAAAAAAGACATTTAATGATTGTCCTTGACATAAATATTTCTGTCTTACTCCTGCCTGTTCTACTATTTTTAGCTGATCTAGTTCTATTGCTGTTTTAAAAACCTCTTTTAGTTTATCACTAAGAAAATCTAGATGTTGAACAGAACCTCCTCTTGTAATTATAGAGGTCCAAACTTTATCAGTATTTTGTCCTAATTTTTCTAATTCTTCTTCTAAGTAACTATTCTTAACTAAATGAGAACCAGCTCTAGTACGATGGGTGTAAGCGTTAGCTTTTAAAGGCTCAATAGAAGGAGAAGTATTAGCTAATATAGCACTATTTGCATTTGGTGCTATTGCTAACATATGAGAGTTGCGTCTCCCTGTACCTTCCATATCTGGACACTCACCTCGTTCTTCCGCTAGTTTAATAGTTTCTTCTACCGCTTTTTGTTTTATAGTTTTAAAAATTGATTCATTTAACCGAGCGGCTTCTTTAGAACCAAAAGGTACACGATGTTTATGATAGTAAGCGTGTAATCCCATAGCTCCCAAACCTAGAGATCTTTCTTGTTGTGCTGAGTACCTAGCTCTACTAATTTCATCGTTAGCATTTTCAATAAAGAATTGAAGCACATTATCTAAAAATCTAATCAAGTCATTAATCATTTGGGTGTTTACCCAATCATCATATTTTTCAATATTAACCGAAGATAAACAACAAACAGCTGTACGGTCTTCACTAGTGGGTAAATGTATTTCATTACATAAATTCGATCCGTTAAGTTTTAGTCCTTTATCTTTCATAGATTGAGGTAAAGCTCTGTTAGCTGTATCAATAAAGTTAAAATATGGTTCTCCTGTCCTAAATCTAATTTCTAATAGAGTTTCCCACAATTTTCTAGCTTTCATTGTATCTCTAACACTTCTGTCATTTGGGTCTAACAGATACCACTCCTCATCGTTATCTACAGCTTTCATAAATTTATCAGTTAAATTTACTGCGTTATGTAGATTTAAACATTTACGGTTAATATCTCCTGTCGGGACTCTCATATTGATAAACTCAATAATATCTGGATGATCAATATCCATATACGCTGCATAAGACCCTTTTCTAGTTTTACCCTGTCTGTACGCAGTCATATCAGCATCTACTGTATGAAGAAAAGGCATTGGTCCAGGAGCCTTATCTGATACTGCCCTAACATCACTCCAGTGTCCTCCTACACCTCCACCTTTAACAGATAACCACCTAAGTTCTGAGCTATGATCTATTAGTCCTTCTAGAGAATCTGGTACATAAGTTAAAAAACAAGAAATAGGTAGCGCTTTTACTTTTTCTCCTGCTATAGGAGCATTAGAAAGTACTGGGGACGAATACATAAACCATCCACTAGATACATAATTATATATTCTTTGCGCAAGTGCTAAATCTCCGTAACAATAAGCAACCGCTGCACGAGCAAAAGCGTATTGCGGAGAGGGTTCATCTTCTCTACAATAGTAATCTTTTAATAATTTTCTTGCTTGATCTGTTAGGTTGTCGTCTTTACCAAGGTCAATTGTTATACCCAAATGGGTAATAGAATCCCTAGGAAATTCTAAAATTTCCGCTGTATTTTCCATAGTTTTTATCCTTCAATTTTACTAATGTTATTTTGTTTATTTATAGATATTTTTTCTATCAGGGGATGGGTAAAATCGTGAGATATCAAAAAAACGTTCAAATCGTTTTCTTGTTGCAAGATTTCAATTAGTCTTTCTTTCCCTGCTTCGTCTAAAACCCCAGTTACTTCATCCAAAAATAAAAGATTAATATAACTGCCACCAAGCCTAGATAAAAGTTTTCGGATAGATAGTAAAATTGAAGTTTGAATCCTACTAAACTCTCCTCCAGAAACGCTTTCAATTGTTGTTTCTTTTCCATGATTAAATATAATTATGTTTAATTTTTCTCCAGTTAGTCTAAATACTAGCTGAAATTGTCCGTCCGAAAATTCCGCTAAATATTCGTTTATGGTTTCTTCTAATTCTTTGGTGAGATTTTCTAGTTTAAATGCGACTATGCCCGTCGTGCTAAAAGCTTTTCTTAAAATACTTAAATTTTGGCTTTTTGATTTAAGATTAATTATATCAGAATTAACCTCGTCTTGTCTATTTAAAAATTGTGCTTTTTGTTCTGTTAGAGTATCTACTTTAGTATTGTGTATTTTAACTTGTTCATTATGTTCTACTACTTCTTGTCTTAAATCTTCTTGTTCTCTTATTTGAGTTTTTAAAGATTTTTCTTTTCTCTCAAGTTTTTCATAGTCTGGATATTTGTTAGGAATACTACTATCTATTAGTTGAGAAAGTTGCTCGAATTTTTCAATTGTTTTTTGATTTTCGTTGTAAACATTAGTTTCTTCAGCAAATTTATCTTTTTCTTCTATCAGAACTTTAAGTTCATCACTTAATCTATTCATTGTTTTATTTGACGAAAACAAATCTTCTTCTAGATTAGACTTCATTTGTACTGCATGGCTATTATCTATTGGTTGTCCACAAGCGTAACAACTATCAGCAGTATCTATAGCTTTAAGTTGTTTATTTAAGTTATCAATATGATTTTTTGTTTTTGCAACATTAACTTGAAGAGTTTCTAACTCTTCAAAAAGCGTAGGATTTACTTCAGGAGATTTTAGTGACATATCAAATTTTAGAGCATCTCTGTCAGAAATTAACAAATTGTTTTTGTCTATTCTTTTACACTGATCTACATATTGTTTTAGCTCTGTCTGTATAAGACCTAATTCTTCTCTAAGAGCTTCATTAATTATAGGAACTTCTTTTAATTCACGTTTTTCCCCAATATTTGCTTCTTGTAAAAATCTTTCAATACTATTTAGTTCTCCGTCTGATTTATTTAATTCTTTTTCTACTTCAGAAATTTTTAACTTTAGTGTATCTCCAATAGCAATATACTTTTCAAGCCCAAATAAATTTATTAAAAACTTTTTTCTATTTGTGTCTGTTGCTTTAATAAAATCTAATAAGTCTGTCGAGCTTTGATATGTTAATTGAGAAAATATTTCAAAGTCCATTCCCAAAACTTCAGCAACTTTTTTGTATGTATCTAAAACTTTGTGCTCAGTTAGATCAACAGTATTACTATTCGTGTTTTTATAAAAATTAACTTTTCCTGATGCACCTGTCCTAGATACAGATATATTGTAGTCTACTTCGTCTACTTCAAAACTTAGTGACCCTGACCATGCTTTTCCATTTCCATAACGGTTTAAGATATCGCCTTTTTTAATACCTTTAATATTCTTTCCGTATAATATTTCTTGAATAATTAGAGCGATTGTAGATTTCCCACTACCGTTTGCCGCCGTTAGTTGTGCAATATTGTAAGAGTCTAGAGATAAATTATTATCATCTCCATAACTAAACATATTATTTATTGTTAATTCTTTTAATTTTATTTTAGACATTTCTTATTTTCATATTTTCTGTTAAACTTTTGTAATTTTCCCAATCAATTGTTGGTAGTATTTTTTCAAACTTTATCTCATAGTTTTTAATAGCTTTGCTTATAACACTGTCCCAAGTTATAAAAGTTTGATGAGGATGTCCTACTTTTTCTCTATAATCTTTTAATATTCTGTCTTGGTGATTTTGCAATTTTTCCCAACCTGTTCTCTTAATTCTAGCAGGTAGATTAGGAAAAGCTTCATATAGAAAAGTATTATCTTTTTCTCCAGGTTGTGACCCGTCCCAGTTACTTGTATAATGCAAGAATATAGGTTCTAAGCTTGTAAAAGTAAAAAACTTTTTGTTAGCATTTATTGCATATTTTACTAGGTTTGGAGAGTCTTCCCACCAACCCCACCCAAATATAGGATGTACATCTGGGTTATGCCCACTATAGATTAGGATTGTGTCATCGTCTACAAAATCAAATAAATGAGTTAAAGCCATTTGACTTAATGAGTGTGTAAATTGTCCATATTTTTCTGCTTTTACTAAGACACTATCAACAAATTTTTCTTCACCTAGTTTTACTACTTTATGTTCAATATTTCTATCTTTACAATATTTTGCAGCATAAACTATATCAAAATCGTTTTGTCCCCCAAAAAGGCGAAGAGTAATAGCAGTAAAAGGAATACCTAATTGATAAAAAGCTTCTGCAGTAGCTTCACTATCAATTCCCCCACTTAGTGCGAGTGTGAATTTATAAGAAGAATAGGTGTGAGCAAATTTAGAAACTAGACCTGTTAAGTCGTTGTAAAAGGAAGCACTTCTATTTTTGTATTCTGGACAAGTAACTCTACAACCCAACACAGGAAGTTTTGTTGAGCATAAATACCCGTTTTTAGGTCGCATGTATGGTTGAGAGGTTGATTTAGATTGAAGATATTCCCAATAAACTCTATTTAACGAAAGATCAATATCTGACATTAATCTACAAACCCTTCACCTTTTTTCCAATGATGTAGCCTGTGACAAAATACAACCCACATTAGTGAAAATAAAGTGTCTGATCTATATGTCCCGTTTTTTACTTTCAATTCATACATTTAGATTTAACTCTAAAAATTCATCAATTATTGCTTTTGGGTTACCTGTTTTGATATGCTCTAAATATAAAGTTAGTTCTTCTACAATTGTTTTGTCCTTTAGATTTAATTTAGAGTCTTCGTTAGGTTTATATGCTATTTTTTTGTCTAAAAGTTTGGAATCTTTTACTTTACTTAGCTCGTCTAGATTACCTGTTACTTCATAAATAACATGATCATACCCACCTTCTTCTAGGTTATCATTAACTTCAACTGTTCTTCTAACAAGTTTTGGCAAATTCAGAACTTTAAAGTCTACACTATAGTTTTGATGATCTACATAATCAATCACATTTACCCCATACTTTTTTGTTTCATCTCTATCAAAAGTTACATTTAACGGGCTACCACAATAATAAGCAGGATAATCCAAGTAACGATGATTAAAGTGTATGTCACCGAGAAGTATGAGCGGCCAGGGACGAAGCTTTTCAAAATCGTATTCAGCCGTGATGTGAGGTGGTACTTCTCCACGGATGTGAGCAACCAGAATTTCATTTTCTTTATATTCTGGTAAGTTATCCGTTTGCATCTCTCCATACGGGAAGAAACAAAAGCCTTGGCCCCGTATACTCTCAGATCGGTTTTCTGTAATAAGAACCACGTTCGGATTTGTAATAGCGTGTAGTTCATGAAAATGCTCCAAAAATGTTTTGCCTTTACGAGTAGCTTCGTGATTTCCCGGAATTATATATGTCGGAATTGTGACTGAGTTTGCAAAACGCAAAAAAAGGCACACCTCATCTGGTTCGGGTTTTCTATCGAAAACGTCACCAGACAAGATATGCACATCGCAGTCTTTTTCTAATTTATGTATTTCTTCAAAAAATAGCCTAAATCTATTAGCTTGCCACTCGTAAGGAACTTTTTTCTTGTGTAAGTTAATGTGCCAGTCAGCACTGTGTAAAATTTTAATCATCCTTTATTTTAGCATTTTTTACTATGAATGTCAATGGCTATTTTACTTTAATATCCGTTAGGGATAGCTACGTAGTGAATGAACAATACAATCCCTACACTAGCGCCTAACCCGATCATCATTTTAAAGAAATCACGAGTTACCAACGGGAACACTTGCTTCATTGTTGTGTTTCTCACTGAGGCGATTGCTAGTTCGCGCCCTGTTAACAGACCTACGAACACCCATGTGGTTGACATTGGAATATCGTTTAATTCTTTGAAGAACCATAAACACAACCAATATACTAGGTCAATGATGGTAGCTGAACGAATATATCGAGTGCTTGTTTTTTCTAGAACGATATTTTGAATTTTACCGCCTCGCTCTCTGAACATCCATCCTAGTCCTACAACAAATACGATGCTGATTAGAATCATCAAATCCCACGGAATTTGTCTTGGAAGGAATACAGCAATATTAGCCATATCATGTGATAACCAAGTCCACCATAAGAATCCTGTAGTACACCATTGACCTACTCGCCAATATGCTTTATACTTATCGCTGACAGGTTTTTTCTCGTCTAAGACTCTGGATACGATATGCCATATTGCATATGCCGCGACAGCCGCGACTGCATATCCCATCATAGATTTCATTAGCATTTTTTCTAACACAAATGTTGATGCAAATGCTGATAGCACTAAGAAGGAAGTTGAAACTGGAACTCCTATTCTAGTTAGTAGCAACAACAAAGCCGGAGCCGTTGCATGATACCACTGAACTTCTTGCCACGGAATTTTATTTAGTCGGCCATATGAAATGTCTCCTCCACTTACATACCAACCATACCATAATGCCCATAACAAAACAGACGACGCGGCAAACCACATCGTCTTCCAATTAAATCTCTCGTTATTAGAAGCGATCCATGTGCCGAGAGTTTGCACAGAATCGTTTGCGATGACACTATAGGCAGCTAATAAAAAGCCAATTGTCATCCATATTGTTAGGTCGGTCATATTTTATACCTTTCAATTGTTGTTATGCAACCCTTTAGGTTACTTTTAGAGTATAACATAAATATGTTACAGTTTCATTACAATTTCTGCCCCAAAAGAGTAATAGTAAAATCTTATTTTTTAAGTGTTGACGAAGATCAAAAAGTATGCTACTATTGGGGCATAGCTGGTAAACAACGTTAACACAGAGTGTAAAAGCTGTGGAACAAGGCTCGCACATTACACACATTGCTGTCTCGGAGAGACACAACGTAAGAACGTAGTTCTACAACGCCACGCCACCCGTGCGTCTAAAATTTCATTCCGTTTTGTTTCATCTCATTTGATACGTAATGGTTAGTAGGAGAACACATGTTACATAAAGGTTCTTCATCTGTCAAACACCATTCTATTATTTCTTCTTCAGTCATTTCTAAAGTAGCAGGTTGGATACTAGTATAAGGTTTCCATTCTTCACTATCTTGTTGTCCCCAATGAGTTAGTCCATCTTTTAAATGTGCATGAACACTACATTTATATAATTTATTTTTATATAAACCTTTACAATATTTCGCTTCACAAATATTATAACTATCTTTTATCTGATTAGCATTATAGGGATGAATACCTTTTTCATCTCTTTTATGATATAATTTCCAATAATTAGTTCTTGTAGTATCAATTAAGTGTATTAAACTGCCTTTACTATTTATTTTCCTATAATCATCCCCTAAATATTCTATACAATCTTCTAATATTTTTTTTAATCGTTTCTGGTAGTTTGAATCTGAAAAGTGTACAGACACAAATATTTCGCTACGAGTTTCTTTAATCGCGTCCAATACATTAGTCTTTTTATTCAAAATTAAACCATTTGTTCCTAAAACAACTCTCCATTTAGGAAAATTTTCTCTAACTAAGTATAACAATTCTGGAAGTTTTTTGTATAAAACAGGCTCTCCTCCTAAAATTTTTATTTTATCAAAAGGTATTTTACCTTGTTCCCATATGGGCATAATTTTTTTAGCCCAAGATTTAACACTATCTTGTAGCTCGTCCCAATCATGCTCTCCTTTTAGATAATCTGAATAACTATCACAAGCATAACACTTAAGATTACAAGTTTGATTTATTAATAACTCTAATTGATACCTATCTAACATTACAAAAATTATTTAAAGCTTTTCTTTTGCCACTTTTTTCTTCTATACCAATTTTTTCTGTCATTTCTCATATCTTCTCTTGTTTCGTGTGCTCTAGTAAGAACTCCTCCTTTTAAATTAGTAATTGTGTGTTTCCATTCTTGTCTTTTAAAAGGTATAACTTGAATCATAGGCGTGCCCTCTTTTAGATCAATATGATGACCAACATCTAGCCCTGGAAATATACAAGGAAAGTTAACGGTATTAAAATATTCATCTGTGTCGACTATGCCAGATAAAGGTATGTAAGGCATGTCATGGCGGTTAAATAAGGGAGTAAATATACAAGAATATCCGGGAGAGGTTTCTATAATCCAAGGGTTATAAAATTTTATAACTCTAAACCCAGAAAAAGGTGCGCCGGGATATTGAGACACGTCATGATTCTCTACAATCGTATATTTAGATAATCTGTCTCTTTCTTCTTCTGATTTCCATAGAATTTGATTTTCAGTATCAGAAATAATTGCTAATGTTAAATCAAAAGGTAAGGGTATAATATACCCTGCTGTCATAGCATCTAAAAAAGGTATACATCTTTTAACTGTTTGATAATCTTCTCGTTCTGCTTTTGGAGATAAATGTTTCATCCAATCAGGCACACCTTTAGAAGCTGGAAAAGGACTTGGAATCTCCAAGCCCTCCCACTCTCTAACTAAATGAAATTTTATGTTTACTGTCATTATTTTGGGACTACATTAAAGTCAATGATTTGTTTTACATTTCCTTCAAACGTATAGGTACCAATATGGTTTAACTCAGTTTTAGGGTCTAACCATATTTCCCCGCCTAATTTTTGCCACAACCTACAAAACCTGTAGTCTTCTGACAAATATCTTCTATCTTCTTCATCAATATGAGTATCAAAAAAAGCGTAACAATATTTTGCGACTTTTTCATCAATGTTACTATCATTTTTATAATGAAGTTCTGGATACTCAAGCATCATTCTTTCAAAGACTTCTCTTTTTATACAAAAGAACCCTGTACTAGCGTCTAGTACCTCTACTAACCCGTTTTCGTACCTAATTCTTTTTTGTACTGGGTCTATAAATTTAAAGTTTAATGCATATTGAATAGGTAAAGCTTTTTTTGGATAGGCACCAGCAACTATATCTTTATCTGCAGATACAGCTCTCATAATCGCTTCTGGTTGCCACTCAATGTCTGCATCTAAAAAGAATAGATGAGTAGCTTCACTATCTAGAAACATAGCTACTAGAATATTTCTAGCTCTAGTTACAAGACTTTCATTTCTTAGAGTAGTTAGCCTAAAAGAACAAGGTATTTGTGACAGTGCTTGAGTAGTTTTAAACATGCTCAAAAAGAACTGATCTGTTATCATACCTCCATAACAAGGAGTAGCGAAAAATATATTTTGCTTTTTCAAAAACTCATGATCAATAGGCGCTTCCTCGTCAAAATTTTGAGGAGTTTCTACGATTGACTCCTCTTCTACTACCATATCAGACAATTTTACCATTAGTCTAGATCCTCAACTCCCTCTACAATAGCTTCATCTCCTGCTTCTCCTGCGAAGTAAGCAGTGTTTTGTACTAACCATTGTTTTTGTTCGTCATAGGTTTGGCGTTTATAGATACGATCAAGATCATACCCTTCTAGACCTTTTTCTGCTTCTGTTAAAGCTACGCTTGCTCTTGCAGGAATACAAGTATACTTTACATTTTGAGGCAGAGGTCCTGTTTTTTCTTTCTTAATGGTAATATCGTAACCTGTAGTATCGTCTGCAGGGTTACCATACTCTGGATTTGACGCATAATCTACAATTTGTCTATATATTGTAGACCTTAAATCAAACAATTTAATTTTTCCATCCGATCTATCTAGAGCGTTACAAACATAAGCGAATTGAGGCTTATCTGCAAAAATTGCTTCATCAAGTTCTTTGAATGGGTCGGGTTGTGTATCATCAAACTGTTCAGTCGCTCGACTAAACCTCAGACACTCAACAGGCATTTTTTTACCTTCATTTGTTGTGATCCAGTAAACATACCTAGGCAATACATCTCCGATAAGTCTTACCTTAGTATCGCCAATTTGTAAAGAAAGTCTTTCGACTTCTCTTCTTTGGGTGTTACCACCCGTGTTTCCTTTTGCTTTATCCCATGATACCATACTATTTTTCTCCTTTGTTTCGTATTAATTCTGGAACGAAAACTATTTTGTCTTCGATGGTTTTTATAAATGGATTATCAATTGCCCATATAATTTGTTCTTGTGTTAGAAATTTTTGAGGAATTCTTGCAGACAAATCGTCTGCGGGTCTCATTGCTAATAGAAATAAATATTCTAATTTTTTTCTAACAGGACAAATAGCGGTTAAAAAACTTCCATTTGTAAAATAACTTTGTTCATCTCTACACATATAATGAGAAATTACCTCTTTATATTCAAGAGTAATCATTATGTGATTGTTTCTTATAATTTTTGTGGGAATACTACTTATGTGTAGATTTTTACATAGGCTATGTGTATTCTTAGCCATTAATGTATTATATCTTTTATATAGAGCATAAGTCAAGATTAATATACCTTCAGGGTGCCCCCCTGCTTCTTTTTTTAACTCGTACCAATTATAGTAAGTCTTACTTGACTTTCTTTTTTTGTCTATCTCTTTCATCCAATCATAGCTCATAACTTCTTTGTCCATACCAATCATATCTAATTTTTTGTTGTTTTCCCACTATTGGTCCTTTTAACCAAAAGTCCACCACTAAAGGTCTTTGTTTATCAGGATGCTCTCTTATTATTCTACCAATTCTTTGTTCTAACTTGATAGGGTTATTACTTGGACAAGTTAAAAATAGCGTATCTAATCTATGGCAACTTATACCTTCGTCAAATAATTTAGTACTTAATACACATCTATATTTGCTGCCTACATTTTCTAGTGTTTCTTTTCTTTCTTCTTCTTTTGTTGACCCTATCATTAATGCGCTATTCGGTATTAATTTACTAAGTTCTTTTAACATATCTAGTCTATCTGCTAATATTAAAGGACACCTACCATTAGCAATTTTTTCAATAGCTGTTTTCGCTATCAATTCTATGTAGTTTGTGTTTTTAGAAAGTTTATTTATTTGACGACTCCAATCTCTTTTAGGCTCAATTACTATAAAAGGAATGTCTGTTGAAATTATTTCTATTTTAGGGTCTAATAATACTCTTGGATCTTTGGCAAAGGATTTAAAAGAAGTAAAATAATCATCTAAGTAAACATGTTTACCATCTTTTCTTTTTGGTGTAGCTGTGATAGCTATTTTTGCGCGACAATTCACAGAATTTACTGCTTGAGAAAACATATCTGCGGGGCATAAATGTGCCTCATCTACAATCAATAAACTAAATTCATCATGTATTTGATCCATGTTGTTTAAAACGCTTTTGTAAATACCAACGGTTATATCTTCCACAGAATATAATCCATCACCAATTTTACCTATGTTTACAAAAGGTATTTGGTTTTCTAATTCTTCAATCCACTGTCTAAATAATAATTTTGTATGAACTAAAATTAAAGTTTTTTTCTCTGCCCTTGCAATTAAGTTGCAAGCTACATATGTTTTTCCCCAACCACAAGGTGCTTGAAATAGTCCACTTCTAACTCTATCACCTATTGAAAAAAACTCATCTACCATAACTTGTTGTTCTGGTCTTAGCTGTCCACTAAAAGGGAAAGGCCCTGTCGCATCATCAAAGTTTCTTAAATCTTCATATTCTTCAAAGTCTAATTTTTTATATGAGTTACTTGGTACAGCGTATATTTCTTTGTCCTCATCGTGTTCGTAAGTAAATAATATTTCATCACCTACGTTATAAGTATACGCCTGTAAAAAAGAATCTAAATCTTCAATATCAGATTCTTTTATATATATTTTATCTGCTATAGTTGCGTGTTTTATTTTTATTTTTTTAAACGTACTCATGTAATAATGCCATTCTTACGAACAACCCGTTTTTCATTTGTTCAAAATATTTTGCCCTAGGATCGTCATCAAACCACCTAGGTATTTCTTCGTTTCTAGGAAAGGGGTGCATTACTATAGCGTTATCAGGGATATGCTTAATGTGTTCTTTTCTCATAGAGTAACCACCTTCGCTACCTCTTTCTTTTTGTACTCTAGTTAAGTAGTATATGTCACTAGCAGGCCAAATACTTTTATCAAAAGTATCTGCATAGTGTTTAGTACAACTGTCCAAAGCTTTATCTAAACTGTGTACTGTTCTACCGTTTTCGATGTCTCCGACAAAAGTAATAGTTAAATCAGTGATTCTTTCAAATTTTTCCCAAATTGTATACAAATCTAGGAGTGTTTGAGTTGGGTGTTCTCCATTTCCGTCTCCTGCATTTATAATAGGAACAGAACTTATCTCTGCGGCTTTTTTTGCATCTCCAGCATTTTTACTTCTTAAAGCAATAATATCACAATAGTTACCCATAGTAATAATAGTGTCTTCTAAATTCTCCCCTTTAGAAACACTACTATAATTTACGTCATTAATAGATATCACTTGTCCCCCAATTCTCCACATAGCTGAGGCAAAAGAAGAAGATGTCCTAGTAGAAGGTTCATAAAATAAATTACATAATATTAAATTTTTATTAGGACAATATATATCTCCAAGTTTAAACGATGTCACTAAGTTAAAAAAATCTTTATAATTACCTAGGTCCCAATCATCAAGACTAACTAAGTGTTTCACTATCTTTCGTCTCCAAGTAAGGCAACTCGGTCAATCTCTTCTCGTATTTTTGTAGCAGATATTTCTTCTATCTCATGTGAAAAAGATTCTTGCTCAATTTTGTAACCAACATCTCTTCCATATGTAATATTTACTATATTTGGAACATTCATCACTATGAAATCTTCTCCAGCTTTATATCCAGACATTTCTAAATCGTATACCATTTGTTGTCTGTTGTGGTGTTTTTCTCCAGTCTCGCGTACCATTATGACCACTTGGCCAGTTTTTGCGTGAGCACGTTTGAAAAGCTCTCTGTGTCCCTCATGCCAGGGTTGAAATCTTCCAAGCATTTGTACAGTTGGTTTTGTTCTATCCATTTTGTTATCCTTAAATCGTATTTTTGTGGTGGTTTAAATAGTTTATTTGTGTCTTCATATTCGCTTTTTTCTACTGTATCCATCCAGATAAGTAAATCAGGAAAGAAAAAAGTTCTATATCCCGGTAAAGGTGCGATAAAAGCAGCAATACTCATAGGGTCTAACTCTGATAATTTTCTCATTCTAAGAGCCTGTCTTTCTCTTCCTGACGAAGAAAAATCCCAATCATTATATATTTTTCTAACATCATCAGCATCCCAAAAGGGAACGCCAAAATGTTTTCCTAATTTTTCTCCCAACCAAGTCTTGCCGGAACCTGGCAGTCCCATAATTAATATTCTCATAAGTGTATCGCAATCCTATTATGTTTTGAAAAAGAAAATTCTAAAGGATGCCAACGCTTATCAATATTTACAAGAGTTACATAGTAATTTTCTTCTATATTTATGTTATCGGTATTTATTTCAAAGGGGTAGCTAATTTCGTGTACCCAAATTAAATTTTCTTTTATCTTTTTTATCTTACAGCAAATTAAGTTAAACTTTTGTTTTATAGACAAATCATATATTTGAGCATTACTATCAACTCCCCACTTACACTTAGAATTTATCACTTCTCTTACGTTTCTACAAGTGTATTTAAAATGTACTTTTGTGTATTTTTTACTTAACATCTGCACTTGTCTAAAAAAATAATCTCCTTGTAAATTTTTATCGTCTAAAACTTTCCACTGATAATCAGATTCATTTAGTTTTATTTCTATTTTACTAACATCAAATTTAATATCAAAAGGTTTTTCTTTTAAACCGTAAAAGGGAAATTCTATTCCTTTATACTTGCTCATGAGTAGTCCGTTAAGTCTCCCCAACTAGGTCCTACTTCAAAGTCCATTCCTATAGGACACCCCTCGATAGAACATCCCCTATCTTTTTGAATAAACTCTTTGACTTTAATAATATAGTCATCTACTAATTCATCTTTTACTTCTGCCACAATAGAGTCGTGCACAACGGTAAAAGGTATTATTTGATTTCCAATATTCTCTTTTTCTACCCAATTTAGTAGATCAATTACTCCAAACAGATTAATATCAGAAGCCACACTTTGTACTAAAAAGTTAACCCCAGAACGAATAGCGTGTTTAGCTACTCCAGGGTTAGGAGATTGAGATTCTGGTAATCTTCTTTTTCTACCAAAAAAACTATAAATATAAGCATTGTTTTCTATAAAAGTATTACTGTTATCAATAAACTTTTTCAATTCTCTAGCTTCTTTAAAATATTTATTGATAAATATTCTAGCTTCTGCAGCCTGTACTTCAGCAGTTTCCGCAATTTTTGCAGGACCTGCTTGATACATAATACCAAAAGTAATAGCTTTAGCATGTTGTCTCTTATCGGGATATTCATTTTTTACTTCATTAACTTCACAAGGAAGATTAAAAATTTGTTTAGCAATATAAGAATGAAAATCTAATTTATCAATAAACGCTTTTTGTAAAAATCTATCTCCGGCAAGTGCTGCTGCATAATATACTTCTGCAGTTCCTAAGTCGCCTTGTACAATAGTAAACCCCGGTCTAGCTTTAAACATTTTTTTAATGTCTTTGTTGTCTCGTGGGATGTTTTGATAGTTAAGAACTCCAGAGCTTGATAGTCTACCGCTTGTAGTTCCTTGAATATTAAACCCACTCCTGAGTCTATTATCTTTATCAATTCCTTTTAGAATATTTGCAATATAAGTACCTCTAAGTTTATTCTTTTCTCGCAAGTCTAGAACAGCTTCAGCTAGTGGGTGCCCCAATTCTTGTAGGACTTCTTTGTCAACAGACCACGCACCTGTGGCTGTTTTCTTTGTGGGTTTTAGCTTCAAGATTGTAAAAAATAATTCTCGTAATTGCATAGTGCTATTTGGGTTAAAGGTTTTTTCATATATTCTCTCAAATCTTTGAACTGCTTCGTGTAAGAATATCTCGTTCTGACACTCTTCAATATCAATAGCATAGTTTTCATCAAGAGACTCTAAAGCTTTAACATCAATAGGGCCACCATTATTTTCTAACTGCATTAATGCTTTTGTTGCTGGTCTAAGAATTTCTCCATATAACTTATTAAACCTTTGATTATTTTCTACTAGTGGCTTAAATTTATTATAAAGTTGAAAAGTTGCATCAGCATCTTTACAAGCATAAGGTCCTAATATGTCTTGAGGTAACATACCATAATTAAAATCTTCTAGTTTTATTTTATTTTTACGAGCAAAAGTTTTCTTGTAATCATCCAACTCACGTTCGTAATCTCCAAGATCTGTAAACCTTAATGCTAAAGGTTTGAGACCGTGTGTACCAACAGCTTCCTCTAAACAATAATGAAGAAGCATTGTGTCATCAAAACTAGGGAAGTCAAAACCATATTCATATTTTAAAAACCCCATATCGAACTTTGCATTATGAAAAACACAATGTGAGTTTCTAAAGATTTCATGAAGCTCACACTCTTCACTGTCCTCATCAAAAGAAGCTTCTACAACATCGTTTAGCACATATATGCCTTCATTAGCTTGAGTGCTTAAGGCAATACCAAGAACGTGTCCAGTTCTTGGAGAAAGGCTAGTAGTTTCAATGTCAACTACAATAGTATCTGCTTTTCTAAGTTTTTGTAAATAATCTTCATAGTCGTATTCATTATCAATAATTCGATAATCTTTTTCCACTGTTTTTCCAAAATCTTCGTCAGATAGAATGTCTGGAATTTTATTAAACGCTTTTATAATCTCATCTTCGTATTGTGGTTTAAAAACTATAAGGTTAGGATGCATTATTGGAAGATATTTTTTCTCTAAATGTACTCCATTATACTTAGTAATTCCAGTAATTCCTGCTGTGTATTTTAACGATTCTGCGCCTATAGGACATATAAGTTTATAACTATCTAACACAGACATGTCCATGTCTATATCTTTTTTAAGAATTTTTTCTTTATTGTCTGAACATAAAAAGTGTATATCATATTTTTCAATGTCACTAGGTATATATTTTTTAATTACAGCATCTGCTGCTTTTTCTGCTTTTGACGCAAAAACAAAACATGTTTCAGTCATTAATTTATTTCCTTTAATAAATGTTTAATTTCAGTTTGTAGCAGGTCTCCAGGGTCTTTTCCATAAGGTAATTCAATAATCTTAGATTGAATATCCACTTTTTCAACTAAGCTTTGTATTCTTTGGGCTGCCCTGCGTCCTGCATCGTCTCCGTCCATCATAATACTTACCTTTATAACTCCAAGTTTTTCTAACAATTCTACTTTTTTAGCGTTGAAGTTAGCTGTCCCAAAAATACAAACAGCATTTTCGTAACCTAAGTTCCACATGTTAATTACATCGAACAGCCCTTCAACTAATATCAAGTGTTTTTTATCTTTTACTTTGTCTATGGGAAATAAAATATCACTTATTTGAGCGTTGTTAGGTTGTCGATAATATTTCGGTTTATCATTGTTAAACCTATTTCTTCCTTCTATAAATCTTAGTTTACCAAATTGTTTGATCGGAACGCAAATATAATCTTCAAACCCATACTCTGTTGTATAAAACGCTTCAAAAAACTTTAGAGTTTCTGGTTTTATATTTCTAAAAGCGTCGTGCGCGTCTCTAAAGTTTTTGGGCATTGAAAAATTTCCATACTCAATTTTTTGATTAAGTTTTTCTCTAAGTTTTCTAATTTTATAAGGCTGTTTACTTTCTAGTGGGAGTTTTGTTGCGATACCAATAGAAGATAAAAACTTAGATGATCCGCCAGAAAAATCGCAAGCCCAACAATGAAATATATTACTATCTAAATTATATTGTAAGCTAGGATTAGTGTCTTCATGTAATCCACTAGTGCAAGCTATTAGAAGTTCTGAAGGATTATTAGTTTTTTTGTATGATATACCTTTTTTATCTAATATTTCTACTAAGTCCATTATAAATCTTTTCCTGTTTCTTTGCTACCATACATGGCAGCACTGTGTGGTTTTTCATTACTTATTTCACTGATATTAGGGTCAATTTTTACACACTCCCAGTCCATATAAACATCAAAACTCATGTGTTTACCGTTTCTCATTTTAGTTGTATGTATTGTGATTTTGTTTGATTGTTCTCGGTCTTCTCCTTGTTCTGCAGGAAAAAAGTTAAAACTTCTGTCTGCTGAGTCAAGAATACCTTTTGCAAACCTTGCTTCTCCTGTCGCATCAATTTGATAAGGGCTTAAGACTGTTAAATCATATTTTCTACTAACCCCTTTAAGAGCTTCTGCTAATACGATTTGTGTTTTCCAATCTTTAGAATCTTCGTGTTTGATAATATTGATATAGTCTACAATAGCCATATTGAACTTAGGATATTTATTTTCAAACATATTGCAGTAGTGATCAATTCTGTTTAAAGTTAGAGACTCATCATCAATGATAAATAGTCTATTGTCTTTTAGTGCAGGTTTCTCTATTTTTAAATAATGTTCAAACTTTTGAAAGTCTTTATTTTCTAATAGATTTTTGTATTGATTAGTTAGTTCTGCATCTGGCTTATAAAAAGTATCTATTTTAGATTTTGCAATAGACATTTTTTCTGACTCGGTAAGTTGGTTTCTAAATATATTTAAAAAAGGAACCCCACTAGTTATACTTACAATCCTGTCATAAACTTCTTTATATCTCATTTCAATAGTAAAGAAAGCAACAGTGTTTCCTTGTAAAAATCGATTAACAGCCATATTTACACTTATAATAGATTTTCCACTACCTCTTCTGCCACCAAGCATTACTAGTTCTTGGGAAGCAAAACCCCCATTAACTGCATCATACTCTGCACTTAACCCAGAAGGATAAATAACAAAATCTGAATCATCAGGGAATAGTTCTAACTCTGCTACATCATATAATTCATCTGATATAGGTATGGCTTTGTTTAGATTTAGTAAGTGTCCTTGAAATTTGTCCACTATTTCTACTTTTTCTAAATCATCTAAGTCATCTATAAATTTATCTAAAAATCCTATTGTTTCTTCTCTAATATAAAAATCTTGTAATTGAGATACTAAAAATTCGTCAGCAATGTCCTTATTAATATTTTCTTCGTTATATATCTCTGTCTCTACATACTCTTGAGTTGAAACATCTTTCTTTAGAACTAAAAATTCTTCTAAAGAGGGAATTCTCATGTTAGCTTTATAAAAGTTTTGAACTTTACTATACACAATAGAATTAGCGCCCCCAAAGTATGAGGGCACTAATTTTGAATATAAATCGTGATTTTGTGTTTCTAGTAATCTTCTAAGAGTTACTTTTTGTAAGTCTAAACTCATATTGTACTTCTTACTGGGTATAGATTATTTCTCATTTCTGTCCTATAGTGTGCATAGTCTCCTTCAACATAAACACTATAATATTCTCTTCCTGTTTCTTCAATTATTGTTTCTACTTTGTTAATCATGCGTTTAATGGCCATTTCCTTCCATTCTGATCCGTCGTCATATTCCCAATAAATATTCCAATGAATATCTTCTTTTCCTTCATAATCTTCTCCCCATTTTTTACGGGCTTCTTTCATTCCATGAAGTTCCACATATTTTCTTCTACGAGGTTGGCGATGATCATCAATCCAATCTTCATCATATACTGTTTTAACTTTAGCAAAACTATTAATTCCTGGGATAAATACTTTATCGCCTTTTGCAAATTTTACATCTAAATCTTGTACGACATGATCAACCGTAGCTTGTCCAGTTTTCTTTCTCGCACGAATAGGTATGCCCTTTTCAATAAGGACAGCTTTAATTCTTTGAGGTGTTAGAAATAATTGTTTTGCGATTGCGCTTTGACTTTCTCCTTCTTGATAGGATTTAACTATGCCTTCTTTTTCAGAATCAGTCAAAGTTTTAGCACGAGCTTTTTTCTTTAGCTCTGCGTGTCTAGCTTCTTTATCTTTAAAATCTTGAATAATAGTATCAAGACGTTTTGTATTGTAAGCAATACCCAGATGTTCGCATATAGCTTTTTTAGTTTTATTTGCTTTTTGCATCCAGATAGCTTGTCTGATTTTTGTTTCAGAAATTTCTATTGTTTTTGCCATCTTTTCCTCTAATTTTTTTAATTATAACATTAAGAAAACCTATTGTCAATCGAAATGTTTTTTACTCAACTACCAATGCCTAATTGCGTTGCCTATGATAGCAACGCAAGTTACAATGTGTAGAACTATCCAAAAAGTTCTAAACACTAATGCTTTCCTTACATCTTTCTGTGGTATAGGTTGGTTTTTAGGTATATCTTCATCTGTTTCCCCTATGGGCATACCTACTGTTCTTGCCCATAGGTTTATCCATTTCCGCTGACCGGTCACTGAAGCCTCTTAGTTATGAGAGACTCGCCCGCCATTTCTTCTTCTTCTTTGATATATTTCCAAAACTTAACAACAGCTTGTTCTTTGTTTTTAGCTTCTACATCAAAGTCTGCATATTCTAGCATAGGAATTGCTAAAGACATCAGTTCTTCGTCATAATATACGTCAGAGTGTGCGTTTACTTTCATCCAATAATCTTCTCTATCTATAGGAAAAGATTGTGATTTGTGAAAGAGTGGCCGCCTACCTTTCCAAGTTTTTACAGCTTCTTTAAAATAATCATCATTTACAGTAAGATGTCTAACTTCGTCCCTAATTTTTCTGTTGACGACTTTGCCCTCTGAGTTTTTGACTTTTTCTGAGTCTCGCATCCTGTGACACGCGTAGTGGTGAATGTCGAGTGTGCATTTGATTGGAATTCTTTGTGCAAGTTCGAGCGTGTGTTCAATGTCGTATCCGTTGGGCTTATCTTCGTTCTCAACCGATAAAGCTTTTTGAGCGTAGTCTGATAAGTATTGGAAATTTGAGGCAAATCGTTTAATACCATCTATATGTTTTCCTCCATATAATCCTTGTAAGTGTATATTGACTGAAAAATCTTCAGGGGGTATCCCCATCGCTTTACCAATAAAGCAATGATACTCTATGTCTTTAATTGATTTTTCTACTACATCTTTATTATTGCTACCTAACACAGTATATTGACCGGGGTGCATAGAAAGACGTATTTCGTTTGCAATAGCTACTTTACCTGCAATCTTTAGTTTTTCTATTATTAAACCAATAAAACCATCATAGAACTCTTCTGCTTCTGGTAATGTATATACTGGAAGCATACCGGAAGTCATTCTATAACACTTAAAATTATCAGGCTGTTCCGCTAAATATTCTAAAATCCATTTTAGTTTATCTACATTGCGGGTAGCAGCTACTCTAGCTTTTGAATTGTCTTTTAAGAAAGACGTTTTTGTAGTTGCATTAGCATTAAATTTATTTGCTAAATCTTTATTATGAAACTGACAACATAATCCTAGTCGCCAAGTTTCTTTTGTTTTATTAAAATACTCCATATTTACTCCATAAAAAAAGTCTTAGATTGTATTATAACAAACCTAAGACTTTATGTAAATATTTAATTGAAAATATTTATGACTAATGAGTGATTAAGTGATCGTCCGTGAAATATAAGTCATTCACAGCGTCCCTTATTAGCCCTGTTGGTGTGTAAACTAACGTAAATGTTTCGTGAAACACAGGGTCATTTCTAAATTGTTGTTCTAATTTAAAACTAGATCGGTAACTTAGTTGTAAATCTCCATATTCTTCTGAATTGGGGATAACACTTGGAAAAAATTTTTCTATTAAATGGTGTATATAAATAGTTTTATCTTTTTCTTCCAAGTCTAAAATTGTATCTAAAGTTCCATCATCTAGGTCAAATAGGTTTAATTCTTCATGAATCATAAATATAGGAAGTCACAGAGTAAAAACTCTGCGACTTCGTGCTACCAATGTAGCTATCCTTGTTGGATTACTCGTCTACGCTCTTTGGAGTATAGTCGGAGCAGGCCAGACCGCGACGTGTAAGAACAGTCTTAACACCTCGTACTGTCTTGCCAAAGTGATCAGCCAACTCTTCAACTGACTGGTCAAGCATATCGTCAATTCCCTCATAGGGATCAGACTTTACTGCCTTCTTCTCACGCTGTTCAGCTTTAAGACCCATGCTTAGGAGCTTACCGCGAACTGAGTTGACAGGCTTACCGATTGCGTCAGCAATATCTTCAAGAAAAGATCCGCCTTCGACCATTGAAGCAATTTCTGCTTCTTGCTCGGCAGTGTATGTCTTAGGAGTAACTTTCTTCTCAGCTGGTTTAATGTGTGCAGTCATCTCAAGAGAGAGTGCTTTACCATTAATCTGGCGAGAAGTAAACTTCCCATCTGCAAAAGTAGCAGCAATTTCGTCAGCAGTATGTGAACCGCTGTTATCTTCGAGAAACTTAGCAAGAGCTTCTGTCTCATCCGCAGAAAAGACTGGAGCAGCGCCTGGCTTCTTAGGAACGTCATATCCTAGTTTACGGAGTTTTGCCGTAACGGAACGACGAGGGAACTCAAATTCTTCTACGAGCGATTCGATGATGTCTTCTGTGACACCACTTCCTGCTACGTCATTCATACGAGCTACCATTTCATCTGTGTATTCAAACTTACTCATTTTTATATTTCCCCTTCATTTTTAGTTTGGATTTAGTTAGAGAGTTATTTATCTCTCTGTAAGTTATGATTCATTATACGAGAAAATCTATTATGAAGCAAGATAAAATTTAATGTATTTTCCTGCAAAGGTTTAGTTTTCTTCAATTCTTTTTGGTGTATTTTTTTCTTTAGCATAAGCTATATGTTCTTTAAAAATAGAAAAGTCCTCATTTTCAAATAATCTATTTCTTTCTAAATAAGCTAATATAAAAGCTCTAACAGCGTTTTTTCTAGGGTGTTGAAACTTTAAATATTCTGAAAGTTTGTCAAATTCATCAGAATACTCATACCAGTCTTCAGAAAATAATTTAGGTACTTCTAAATTATAAATGTTAAAACCACAAAGATGAAGAGGCTTATGGTATACATTGTACCTATCTTTATTACCTAAACCTCTAGTATAGTATGATCTATCCGCCCACGCATGAATTATAGGAACATTTGTTTTTTCAAAATTTATAATCATTTTATGAGTAAAATAATGTGTAGATAAAGTTATTTTTTTACCTTCTACTAAAAAACTATGAAGTGTTTGTTTTTGTCCAGCATCAAAACTTTTTATTTGTTCTTCTATGTGTTCGTAAATATCTATCTTTGGATTTTTTTGTTGTAAATAATCACTTCCATATTTTTTTCTTAATCCTACCGTGCCGATTGAAATAAAATCA